NGATTATAAACAGTCCCGCCACTTACAGTACGGCAGACTGTGATAAGTATCCTAAAGAGCTATGCAGAGCCTTAATCTTGTGGGCATGGTCAAGAACTCCGCACCAAATTAGATTTACCAAAAGAGCTACTAAGGATATTATAGAAAATGCCATTGAGTTCGGCTATGCCTACTCTCCAGTCATACCATTAGTACAAGCGGAGAACGTCCGTCTCAAACTGGCGAAAGTAAGTGCTGCCATAGCAGCAAGGACTTTTAGTACAGACTCTAACTACGAAGAACTAATTATAAGGTCAGAACATGTGGAATGTGCGGCACAGGTACTGAGGATGTTTTACAATAAACCCAGTATGGCCTACAATTTGTTCAGTCGAACGACCCTAGCTGCTTCTAGAATTGAAAGGCCTGGAGTTATTAGGAAGACTCTTGAGGACTATTGTCAAAATCTACCCTCTGCTCTAACTGGTCTGCTGGAGTTACATCACATAAGTCCAGACAACTTGGCTGACTATATAGGAGATGTAGGTACCGCCAAAAGTTTAATAGGGGAATTAGTACAGCTTAGGTGTCTAAGTCGATTGGGAAATTGGTACGTTAAAAACCCGGACTTCACTAATTGGTTACGAAAGACAAGAAAAACATTAGCAAGGAGTACAAAGAATGACTAAGGGTAAGTGGTTATTAGAGGCTCCCGCTGACGTTCTTAGCATCATAGAAAAAATGGAAGGAATAACCCCCATAGACACTAAAAAAGAGGGTTTAACAGAGCTGACTACCAAACTAAAGACCATGCTCGATGATGCTCGATGTAGAGTCCTAGAAAAGAAAGACATAAGTTGGGACTCTTGGTTCTTGACTGTGGGTTCCTTAACTTTGGACATTTTATTAAACTATAGATTTGACAAGTTACACTTTGCCAAGTTTCTAATAGGTAAACATCGAATGTATGGTATGGAACCCTTACTAGTCTGGAAAGAGTTAGGGATACTCATACGACTAACTTCTAAGCTGAGCCGACTGCTAAATCTAGTCAATAGTAGAGAGGGTGTTACAGCGGAGGAAGAGACCATTTTTGACACAATAAGGGACATATTAGGGTATACTATTTTAGGGTATAAATTATGCCAATATCTAACCATGCAGCAAACAGAAGAAGACTCCCCGACATCAGGCAAGGCATAACAAAAAAGGCAAGAGTAGCCCAGTTAAAATACTATGTTACTGTCAACTTCTTCGAAGATAGCCCAGATCCCGGTGAATGCTTTATAACGATTGCCAAGGAGGGAAGTACACTATCTGGTCTCATCGATGCTCTGGCTATTACCATCAGCATTGCATTACAGTATGGCGTTAGGTGGGAGATACTTGGAAACAAGTACTTACAAACTATTTTCGACCCACGGGACGATCAAGCTAGTTCATTGGTGGATGGAATTGCAAAAACCATAACTAAAATTATAAAACTTAGAAAGGAGCAATTAGGGTGAACATAGACGATATAGTACAAAAAATAGAACTCCCTGAAGAGCCCTTGGCGGTCATATTCAAAATGCAGAAGGAACTTATGGTGAAGTATGATGGAATTGAAAGAGATAATGGTTTTCAAGTTCCTGAACCCCCTTACAATTTAGATGATTCCAAAGTGCAGGCCCGAATTAAAGACATGTTCTGGAGAGCTACTGAAGAGTTAAGTGAGGCACTAGAGACTTTACCTCCTCTCTTTCAACTATCAAAATGGACTGAGTTTTGGAATACTGAAACTAGCATAAGACACTTCTTTGAAGAACTATCGGACGCTTTGCATTTCCTAGTTGAGGCTTCCATCATAGCAAATTTTCAGGAGCTTAACATCTTGTTCAATAAGTTACCGGTTATCAAAACCTCTCTAGGGGACACGCAGCCAGTTGAAAAACACATGGCCCAAGTCATCTTCAAAATGGGTTCTGCAGCCAACGTCTTTAAGAATAAACCCTGGAAAGTGACACAGATGCCCACCGATATAGGCCAGTTCAGGATTAAACTCTTTGCTGTGTGGTTAGCCTTTATAAACCTATGGAAGGATTTAGGGTGTGGCCAAAAACAGGTATATGTGTTATACTGCAAAAAACACATAATCAATAAGTGGAGACAGAAGACGAATTACTAGCCATGAAAACCTATAAAACACTCACAGACCTAGCAGAGAGTGCACTTCCACACATGTTAGAAAGTAAGAGAGGGTTAACCAAATCCAATGCCCATCATGAGTTTAATGTGCTGCTGCAAGCTAAGACTTGTGAGTATGATGTAGACCTTGGACTAACAACTGGTCACACCAAAAATCGTTGGGTCAGGTTAGTAAACCAATATGTAGACAGAACTAAGTTGACTAATTTCGTTAAGTTGGCCCAGAAACTTGATAGTCAATGTAGTGTGGCCCTGCTCTTCAGGTCTCTCGTAGGTAAAAAACTAGACCACCAATACGGCAACTGCTTACTAAGTGTTTGTTATTGTAATAGAACCTTAACTCTGTTTAGTAGAACTTGTTTTGTAGGGTATATGTCCTACTTTGACTTGGCCTTGGTCCACAAAATAGCTCAGAAGATAGGAGATGTACAGGACATTAGTTTCAAGTGGTATATTGTAGACTTACAAATTAGCTATCTAAGGACACTACAGATAATCTTCCTAGATAAATCTCTCATGAGTAAGCTTAATACCCTAGTTAAACACCCCCACCAACTTCGTCAAGCTTCGGTACCGTGGCAACACATTGCAGGAGTCTATAAAAGAAGATTTTTACACCACTACAAGAAGTCGGGATTGAATATGTTGAATGAGGCTAAGTATGGACCTGTCAGGCGTTTCATTAAAAGATGGCTAATTCTACGAGGTGAGTTAAAGGGTAGGTGGCCTACATCTTTAACTTTGGACAAACTTGAGTTATGAAAACACAAATAGTAAACATTGGGACACACAGACATCAAAACTTCATACGAATTGATCGTCTATCTATCTTTGGTAACCCCTACAGAATTGGAAGGAATTGTACTCGCAGACAGTCACTTAAAAAGTTCAGGTCCTATTTTTATAATAGAATTAAGGTTGACAGAGAGTTTAGATGGGCAGTGGAAGCTCTGAAAGGTCACATCTTGGCTTGCTGGTGTAAGCCCCTGCCTTGCCATGGGGACATAATAATAGAATACTTGGAAAATGAATCGCAGAGGTAAGGAAATTAGACTACAGAGGCTTAGAAATTTGAACTGCAGAGATTGTGAACTCTATAGGACTAGCAGTAACATTTGTATACTAGGTAAGGGAAATGTTATGGCCCCGATTATGTTGATTGGCGAAGCGCCAGGTTCTGCTGAGGAGAAAACTGGCAAGGTGTTCTGTGGTAGGGCGGGTAAGTTCCTAGACAAACTGCTTAGAGGTAGGGGCCTTGACATGCAAAACTTAGTATACATAACTAACGCTTGCCGTTGTCGGCCACCTGAAAACAGGTCCCCAACTCCTAAGGAACTTGATGCTTGTAGGCCCTTTCTTAAAGCAGAGGTTGACATTGTCAAGCCAAAAGTAATATTACTATTGGGTAGAGTTGCCACAGCCGCTTTGGGTTTTGGAGCAAGTGTGAATACAGGTAGTGAGTATTTTTTCTATGGTCCTTGGCCTAACGCTTATATTAAGACTACTTGGCACCCAGCGTATTGTCTTAGGAGAGGTAAGGGAGCCACTCGAGATTTAGTTAAACATTTGAAATGGGCGAAGGAATTTGTCGAAAAGGAGCAGAGACCATGAGGATTTATACAAATTTATATGAAGCAGTTAACGAGACAGAACGTGAGTTATGGGAAATGGGAATTGAAGTATGGCCTCAGTCTATGCAAGATAAAATTGTAAAGGACAATCCTGATTACCTTACCAAAGAGATTAGGGGTTACGCATTCAAAATAGTAAATTGGTCCTGGAATATGGCTGTAGTCAAACAAGTGATGGAACATTTCTTTAAGAACAAAGCTGACGACGTGCTTACTTACATTTTAGCAGAGTTTAGAGAGCGAGTGTGCGGCAGTGCCCACAATCCAGGCAAAGCTTACCTATACCGAAAAGATCTGTGGGAGGAGTTTTTACATGGTGGTAAGTTTGCTTATACTTACAGCGAGCGTATAACACCACAATTACCGACTATCCTAGGAGAGTTACAGACTAACCCAGAAAGCCGTCAAGCCATCATTAACATCCACAGCAACATCTGTCCTCAAATAGACAGGCAACTTAAAGACACTGGTCAGGACACCAATTTTGTAGGGTGGAGTGCTGACCTACATAATCGAGGGGGAGGAGGGCGCATACCTTGCTCAATGTATTACCAAATTATGATTAGAGAAGAGAAGGTTGACTTCATTTACGCTATGCGCTCTTGCGATTTCTTAACACATTTTCCTGTAGATATCAGTCTTGCGTTGTTATTGCAGGACTGGTTCAGTGACAAATTAGAACTAGATGTTGGAACTTTTACTTGGTTCTGTGGTTCGCTACATGCTTATGCCAAGGACATGAAAGAAAGGGAGATATTCTAAATGAGAAGAGTGTCTAGAACAAACGCTGCTTACATTGCCGGGTTTTTTGATGGTGAAGGATGTATTAGTAGTACAGTGGCCGAAACTAAAACATATCCCACTATTAGAATTACGCTAGTTCAAAAAAATTCCAGTATACTTGATTGGATTGTAAAAACGTTAGGCTTTGGCCACGTTTACAAATCCTCTAATAATAGGACTCACCGAATTACCTTAGGGGGCAAAGAAAAGATAGAAAGATTTATCAAAATTGTATTACCCTATTCTAAAGAAAAGAAGCCTCAATTAAAGTTAGGTTTAGAGTTTCTAACTCTAGTAGGAAAGCCAAGTTCCAACCCCTTATCGAAAGAAAATCTTCTTAAAAGGACAGAGATTATGAAAAAACTAAGGGAGCTTAAACATGTTTGATGAACGACCCACGCGTGAGACAATTTATATAAAAACTGCTTACCTATGGGCAGCCCGGTCGCTTTGTAGACAAGAAGGCAGAAAAATAGGCTGTGTCATAACCACCAATAATCAAAGATTGGTGCTTAGCACAGGATACAACGGGCCCCCAAAACAACTGGACAACTTAGCTTGTAGGGGAATTTCGGGAGATTGCGGTTGCCTTCATGCTGAAATGAATGCAATTGCAATGGTAGACGGGACCATACCTAAGAAGACTCTCTTTGTCACTATGGCTCCCTGTGAAATGTGTGCCAACCTAATTGCTCAATCAAATATCTCTCGAGTTTTCTACTGTGAAGACTATAAAAACCCTAAGGGCCTTGAAAGACTAGAACAGTGCGGTATAATCGCAATACAACTATCTTACCCAATCTAAAAGGTAACGTAATTGGGATAGATACAGAGACAGACGGGTTAGACCCCCATCATGGAGATCGTGTGTTCTGCTGGGCTTACTATAGCGACCGTGGTGAGGAGGGATTTATATCTAAAAACAAACGCAGTCTTGCCTGGTTGGAGAAATTATTGAATGACCCCAGAAAGAAGATAGTCTTTCAGAATGCTAAATATGACTTGGAGATGCTTTCTTTTGAGGGTATAAATGTACTCAAATTGAAAGCCAAGATACATTGTACTATGACCATGTCTAAGGTATTAGATTCAGTGGAAATACTACATAATCTAAGGTATTTGAGCAGAAAATACCTACATCAGGACTCCAGTGACAAGGACCAAATAGAGAACTGGATTAAAAGTAATGGACGCAGTTTCACTAAGGAGTACGGACGTAAACCCACTTTTAAGGATGCCCCTATCCCCTTGGTAAAACGCCGTGCTGCATGGGATGCTAAAACCACTCTGTTGTTATTTCAGAAATTGTGGCCTCTAGTCTCTGATAGATGTCCAGAATTATATGAGACAGAGAGGAGGCTCATACCTGTTTGCATCGACATGGAAAACACTGGAGTTTTGATTGATATAACTAAGGCTAAACAGTTATGTAAAGAAGCCGAACGGGGCATAAAAAAGATACAAAAGGACCTGGACAAATTGGTGTGTCCCCTAACTATCCTGCGAAAGAAGAAAGGTAAAAGGGTTGAAGTAATCGTTGACACCTTCAACTCAAATAGTTCTATGTCACATTTGCCAGCGGCCTTCATTAAGCTAGGTATACCACTTAAATACAAAACCAAGCCGAAGAAGAGCAGGAAGAAAGGAGGAAGAAAATCAGGAGGGGGCAATTGGTCATTTGACGAGTATGCTTTAATTAGATATGTTTCAAAGCCTTTGGCTAATATGTTACATAAATCCAGTCTGGAACACTGGAGTATAGACAAGTTTTATTCCACTCTTTACCTAACTGTTGCAAAACATCGTCTACACAAACGTGAGTTGTTGCCTCCTTTAATTCTTAAGTACCGTGAGTTAAGCAAACTAGTGTCTACTTATTATAGACATCTAATAGAGGATTGTGTAGATGTATATGTCACGCCTGCAGGTAGGGAGACAGGTGTTCTACACTGTAAGTTCAACCCAAGTGAGGCAGCAACAGGCAGATTTAGCTCGTCTCGGCCTAACCTGCAGAACATGCCCAGACTATTAGGTCCCCGTGAATGTTTCATACCTCGAAAAGGGAGGAAGTTCTGGCTCCCCGACTACGAGCAGGTTGAGATGAGGTTTTATGTACATTTTTCACACGATAGGAAGATGGCGGATAGACTTTCATCCGATTTGCATAGGTGGACCGCCTCGGATATGTATAAAAAGCCCCCTGAAGAGATTAGCAAGGAAGAAAGAGAAAGAGCAGGCTCTATCAACTTTGCAGTAATATACGGCTCGGGATCTGCTACTATGGCAGAAACTCTCTCCAGAAGAGGGTCTCCCACGACTGAAGCGGAAGCTTTACGGTTCATAACTAAGTATCATGGTATATATCCTTCGGTTCGTCGAACTGCCAAAAAACTTTCTCATCAACTTAGGCAGAGAGGCTATATTACTAACCCCTTTGGCAGACGTTATTATATCCCCAATAAATTCAGTTATAAAGCTCTTAATTATATGTGCCAGGGTACTTCAGCCGACCAAATAAAGAAAGCTATGGTGACAATCTGGGAGTGGCTACAAGAAGAAGGATTAAAAACCAAAATACTTATGACTATCCACGACGAGCTCGTCTTTGAAATACCACACAGTGAGGAGAGAAAGGCAGTGCCCAGACTGATAAAGTTTATGGAAGACCTAAAGACTTATTATGTCCCTATCACTGTAGGCCTAGCCGTGGCTCTTAGATGTTGGGCCCACAAAAAAGAGATTAAACTACAGCAAATTTTTGACCTAAAGAAGAGTGCTTAATAGGTTATAATACAGGTGAATCCAAAGGCCCAGCCGCCTACCGCAAATTGCCTTGCCCCCGACGGTTGGGCATTTTTTGTGAATGCTGTTTTTGGTGTCAAAAAGGGTTGTTTTTGGCCTTTTAGGCCGTTTATAGGGGTAAAAAGGGCTCTTTTTTGTGGAAACTTGGGAAGCCTCATAAGTCCTTATTTTGTAAACAATTATACTTAGGAAGGCCCCCCGGTTTTTATTTTGTGTAAGTGTAGTGTTCACAAGCACTTACGAAAGGTCCTCTGTAGGCCTCCTGTCTTGCGAGCCTTCCCCAGCTGGGTTGCTTAAAATAACCCTAAGATTTTTTGCTTCGTAAGTTAAGTGTTTGCAAGCATTTATCAAAAATTACTCAAGAATTGCAATTTTTTATTTACAAACCTCCTATGATATGGTATACTATGGATGAAAAATAAAATTATACCAATAATTAAGGAGCAAGGCAAAATGAAAACAGCAAATGAAATCGTCAAAGAAATAAGTGCTGACTTAAGGAGGTTGGTAAAACAGGCTGACCAGCTCTATAAAGAGGCCCAAAGTATAGTTGGAGCTGAACACAAGTCTAAACTCCTGGCTAAACGCAAACGCAGATACACTCTTAACCCCCATCGAGTCGGTCGTCTGTTTCCTGATGAGATTAAGGATAGACCTCTCCGCAAGGAGGCTAGGGAAATACAAAGGAAGTTAGGCCAAACCTTCCAAAATATGCTCAATTTCAAGAGGGTCTTAGGCAACGGTAGCCAAGACATTGAAAGGATGGCAAACTTAGTAGTCAGCAACCTACAAAACTTAGACATAGCTCTTGAGAAACTACCTAAATGGTTAGATTACTTACAAAAACAAGTAAAGTTGCTATGCTACGAAAGGCGTAGAGAATTAGAACTATATGAAAAGGTCTTCGGCAAGGGTCCTGTCAAAGGCCGTAAATCAGTAAGGACCGTAGGAGATACAGAAATGGCTAAGGGTAATAAACAATCAAGGATTAAGAAGCTGCTACAAGACTTGGCGAAAGCTACTGACCAGGGTGAGAAGAGGCAGTTCCGAGTGGAGCTTCGAAACCTTGGGCATCGAGGAGGTCTTGGTAAAGGAGGAGGCCGACCTAAGAAGGCTGTCAAAAAGGCTAAGAAGGTCTCCAAAAAGAAGGCAGCTTCGTAAACCGAAACCCGCCCCAACCAGGCGGGTCTGGGAAGGATGGTAACCTTCTCACTGATGAGGTAAACCAAAATTACTAACTCTAGTAAGGAGCAAGGCAAATGGTTACAGTACCAAACTATTTCACGGAAGCCGACATGGGAATGCTCACCTACGAAATCGCAAATTTAGTTGTCGAGGAGGGGGGAGAGTTCTGCTCTAAAGACTACGAAATGTTCGTGGAGCGGTTTGTGGGAACCTTCGGAAGTGAGTTCAACACAGCACCGACCGACAAATGATAATGAAACAATATTCTTATAAAATAGTGTGTAGAAGCTGTGGCTCTGCAGAAGGTATGATGAGAGAAGATTTGGACCTCTCTCATCTGCAGTGCTCCAGTTGTGGAAGTGTAGGTACTTTCATCTACATCAAAGGAAAGGGGCAAGGTATGTCAAAACGTAGGAAAGTTCAATGGAAAGAGGATGACCGCATAGTGGCCGACTTTGATGGAGAGCCTTATCCAGGCTCCATATCAGAGTTGACCAAAACTAAAGCAAAGGTTTTATTTGACGATGGAGACGTACTCGACATAAAACTTAAAGATTTGAGACGTGTACAAGAGGGGGACACAGAAGAGTTCACTTCAAAAGGGTTTCACCAGTTCAACATCAAATGGGATAAATACACTGTCAACTTCCGATTCAAAGCTGAAGGAGGAGAATTTTATGGGTGGTGGCGCAAGATGACTATCGAAGGAGGGGGCTCTGCCTATGGAGTTGATCTGCATGTAAAATACAAAGACAAGACTTACAGCGTCGATACCTTGCACTATACAGAAGAAGACCCCCGTACCGACTTACAATCTCTCAACGCAGACCTCTGCGCTGCCGCAAACAAGTGGTTCTATCACAAATGTGAAGGTTCCTTTGATACGGTGGAGGAACTTGGGCAGAAGGCTGCAAAGCCTACTATTAGAATTGGCAGACTTGAAACATTAGACAAAATCATCCTAAAGCTTAAGGAGTATCGAGACACTGCCCTGCGCTCAGGGGGATATAGAGTAATGACTTTCACTGGGGATGACCCTGAGAAGGACCCAAGCATGAGGATTGAGATGGACCTAACCAGCCAGGCTCTTGGGCTTAAGGGTAAAATACCTTCTTTGGCTGAGGGAGTAGTTCTTGACAGGGTAGCCGATGACCGCAGCAAAGGGACTAAAGGCAGAGGTAAGCCTGCTGAAGTGGTAGCTGACCAGAAGAATGTAGATTTGCTGGTCCAAAAACTTAAGAGCTCCAAAGATAAAGCAGAACGACGTAAGATTAGAGCTACACTTAGAAGGCTGGGACATAAGGGAGGGGCAAGGAGTTCAAAATGAAAGAAGCTTATCTAACTAAAAATTTAGGTTTAGTCACCCTTGATCGCATTGCACAAGCCAACAAGATTATTGCTGAGTACCAGGCTCAAGACTTTACTCTAACAGTTCGGCAGGTCTACTATCAGTTCGTGGCAAGAGCTCTAATACCCAATGAGCTTAGGTCCTACAGGCTAGTTGCCAACGCTCTCGAGAAAGGCAGGCTGACAGGCCTGATAGACTGGAGAGCCATTGAAGACAGAACTCGCTTCCTTAGAGGTAACGTACACTGGGAGGACCCTGAACATATACTAATGTCAGCGGCAGATTCCTACAAGCTTGATAGTCGTGCGAACCAACCTTTTCTTATTGAAGTGTGGATAGAGAAGGATGCTTTGGTAGGAGTGATAGATTCAATTTGTAGAAAGTTGGACGTAGACTTCTTCGCCTGTCGGGGGTATGTTAGTCTAAGTGAAATGTGGCGAGCTGCTCGTAGATATCAACTGGAGGACAGGACCTGCGTCCTGTTGCACCTTGGAGACCACGACCCCTCTGGTCTTGACATGACAGGAGACATACAGAGGCGACTTGAAATGTTCCAATGTGAGAACGTCGAGGTCCGTAGAATTGCTCTCAATATGGACCAGATTGAGCAGTACAAACCTCCTCCGAATTTCGCCAAGATGTCTGACACTCGGGCCGCGGAATACGTTAGTGAGTTTGGCGACGAGTCCTGGGAGTTGGATGCACTTCCTCCGAATGTTATTGCTGACTTAATTGAAGAAAACGTGGAGCGGCTTACTGATGAAGACAAGAGGCAGGACATACTCGAGCAGCAGGCAGTAGATAGAAGTAACCTCAATAAGGTTGCGGACAAGTGGGAAGAGTTGAAAGAGGGGGGTTGGATATAAAATGATTACAAAAAAGGACGTAAAAATTGGTGAGACCTATGCGGCCAAAGTCTCTCGAAGAGTCGTGCCCATTCGTATTGATGTACCAAGTCCATACGGTAATGGCTGGCTAGCTACGAACCTACGTACTGGGCGCCAAGTAATTATACGCAGTGTCCGCAGACTTCGAGGTTGGTGGGATATCAAAAACCAGCGCTGGGTTGAAGCAAGGGACTTCAATTCATCTATTAAAACCTAGCAAAAGAAAGGAGACCAAAGTTATGGCAAAAGAAAAACCAACGACAGTGAAGGTGGATGAGGACAAGGGTTTGTTAATAATTACAGTACCCATCCTCAAACCTCTTAAACCTTCCAAAACCGGGAAGAGCTTGACAGTGGCCACCACTCATGGCAACAGACCAACTGAAGCTCAAGTACAGGGTAAGCCTCTGATTGTAGGAGTGAACGCCTATATAAGGAACGATTAATGTTCTTCGTCTCCCCGTCTCAGGGAGTCTGGGCTTGAAACGCTTCAGGCTCCCCTTTTTTTGTGTGTAAATGCTTGTAAACTAAGGACTTACAAAGAGATTGGGGGAAATTAGGTTAAGCTTCCTCAGCTTATTTTACGTAAGTACTTATATTACAAGGACTTACACTGCCCGAACTATAAACACCCATAGGGAACCACGCGTGAGAGGCAAAGAAACGCTATACGAGCTGCTCAGAGGCCTCCTCAGCTGAGTTAGAGAAGCCCTTAAAGGCCCCCAAATGAAAGACAGGGCAGCCAGCTGACCTGACTACTGCCCCATCCGGAGGAGGTTGATGAAAAACACCTTCAATCTCCCTTGACCCGTTCGATTGCTTTTTGAACACGTTTCGGTTGCTGTATAGTAGCGTTATAAGATTCGATTTGGTCAGCACCCAATCTCAGCTTGAGACCTTCACCGTACTTAACAGCAAAAAATCCAACATCCTTAAGATTCTTCATTGCCCAGATAATCAGAAAGATAGCCAGCCCAATAACTATCAAACCAATTACTTTCGCCCAGCAAGCGAAGGCAACGATTAGGCCTGCCCCAATGAAGCTTGCGACTGCAATGGCAATACCTTCCTTCGCTTTGAAAATTATTGCCATAGTAATGCCACCTACAATCAACAAAATCAAAACACCAAATAGCCAGTTGACTCCAGAGAGCAACCCAACAAGTTCTGAACTACTTGCAGGAACAGTAGGCAGCTTTGGAGGTATCTTTTGCATTGAAAAGCAACCTGATAAAAGAAAAACCAAAAGTAACAATATGACTCTTCTCATTGGTCTTCTCCTTTCCAGTTTCCTAAAAAGCATTTCTCTGTTTCAATGCGAGCAAATCCAGGTATGTAAGCAAAAGGGTCGGCCCAAAGCGTAGCGCCAAATCGCCGTAAACGGAATCGACAGAATACCTGCCGGCCAATCCAATAAGACCAATTGCATTTATGACAAGCTCGTATCCGGCTGTCGGTGAACTCATACTTTTTGCCTCTGGCCAAGTTCACATAGCCAACTGCTATGTTCTTGCCCTTTTGAAGAACCTTTTTTGCTTTGCCACAACAGGCCATTGTGTTGCTTTATAATGAAATAATTACTTGCCCACTGTTGGGTGTAGGGCAGCCAAGACCTTTAGGGCAAACCCATATAGAATAATAATCACAACTCGTAATTAGATTAGAAGCCATTCCAGAAATTTCCATACAATCTTCATAATTAACTCTACCATCAAAACATTTTTGAGAATATCCACCGCACCAACTCCAAATTTCAATTTTTACATCGGTGGTTTGTATAGTCACTTCATATTGGAACTGGTCTAATGGCCATCGTATACCGTCACCGGAACAATCGCTATTGTCAAAACAACGCAGTCCATCCCATTCATAATAATCTTCTCGGAGGATTCTATATGTACAACTCGTGAAATGTGGTACCTTAACCGTTCTGCCATTCAAACTCTGAGCAATATTTATTGGTTTATAGCTATGTTCGCCTGTATATGTGTTAAGACAACAATCAGCATTAACAAAATTAGACATACTTAATCTAAAAAATGCAGGTTGCACATCTGGACAATGAGCACATTCAGAAGGCATTGTATTAGGATTAGTTCGTATCAGTTTGCCCGTAGCTGTGTTGCGGATTAGCTTTAACGTGCTCGGATTTCTTTGTAATTTGCCTACAAGTGCCATAATTAAGGGGCCGTATAACAATCACATTCTTCATCCTGGTCGAAGGTCTGTATGCACCACCAATAATCGTTTGTTCCATCATAAATTTTCTGCACGAAAACCTTATCGCCATCTTTCAGCCTCGGTGCTGCTTCGTTAAGATTCGCTCCGCCCTGGGCAATGCTGAAATATACCGTTATTTCTGTTCCGGTAGCATCCTTATCTAAATAACAGACAAGCGTTGTTCCCGCACCAGCATCAGTTTTACAATATGCAATGCGGGTTCTGTCGGCGTTGGCCTGTCTGAACGGCACACCCACCCAGCGCATGCCAGACTCATCATCCCGCATCTGCCAGGCCGCTATAAGGTCACCTACTGCAAGATGTGCTATGTATTCGGATTCGGGATCGAATTCTGCAAGGTTCAGAACTTCTACATTATCCGTATTGGCATCATCAAATTTTGGGTCGCCTGCCGTATCAGTCCATTCGGTAGCATCAAGTGTCTGCTCATAGCAGTTATAAACACCGTCACCTGCTGCCTCGCTCTGAACTTCCATCACCTTTATAATCATACTTCCCGTTGTTACGACAAGTCGTCGCCTGTTGGCTATACCCTGATTAGTTACAAGAGAGTCTACAAGTTGAGAATTCTCGAAAGCTGAGGCCATTTCAGCTAAGCGGTTAAAAGCACGAGCACTTGGCCTTCCTCCCCTCCGAGCTTTTCCATAGTGTGAACCAAACATTAGACTATAATATCTCCAAAAGGGGCTTCTGTGTAATAATTTTTTTCATTAGTCCCATCAGTGACTCTTTCCCACGACACATCAACAGAAGGAGATTGGGGCAGAGTTCTTGGAAAGTAATTCCACCCTTTAGGACTTAAAAAAGTCCCATTGTTCTTGTAGATAAAAGTAAGAGCAAGACTATAAACAACCTCATCCAATCTTAATTCCTGTGACAAGACTGGATTACCATAAAACAGCGTTCCTTTTGGAAACTGCCAACCCAAAGATAATGAAGTTACGGTAGCATCGTTAATCATTCCTGCCAATCCCCATAAAGCTGTAGGCAGGCTTCTTGCTCCACTAATATTATAACTCCATTCAAGCATTGTGTGAACCATAGCAGGAGCCTCTATACCGTCCAACGCCACCTTATCTCCCCCCGTTCCCCAATAAAGTCCTTCTGATCGATACGTAAGAAACTCTGACGCACTTCGAATGGTTTCTGTAATAGAGATTTGGCCACCATACACTTCAGTTTCAACCAGGCGAGGTACTCTATAAATAACTTCAATAATGGCTTTATCATAGGTCGCGAAGGTAGAGCCGTCTGGAGAATTCATTTTACCCATAGGAGAGATTGAAACGTCAGAAGCAATCAGCCAATCAGATATGCCAGAGTAACGGTGGGGTTCATGAACAACAATATTTATTCCAAATGCTTCAGTCCAACCAATAAATTCTTTTGCCAGTTGTATTCTATAAAACCAATCACATATAAATCTACCCCTAACTTGCAAACCAGTTGTCACGTTAGTTATTACCTCTTCAGGAGAGCCATCCAACTCGTGAAAAGGTATTGAAAAACTACAAGGTATAATTTGAAGTGCCATCAGTCTGCAAAACCTCCTTCTCTTGTGTGTATTTCATATCGTACATCATTAAGATTTCGATTGACTTCTCTCAACTGAGAGACAGTCTCCTGTAGCTGCCTAAGTTGGTCTTGCTCCACCCTTTTGGATGTTACTTGGCCTGCTATTTGACTCCACGCCTGCTGAAAACCAACAAATCCTGTCTTTGCTCTACCCGCTGCCTCCCGTAAGGGTTGCTCTGCCCCCTTTGCAGCAAGACCGGCATAGGCTGCCGCTTCCGTCATCATTCCCGTTTTTGCATACTCTTTTGCTTGCTCCCTCCATAGTGCCTTTTGAACTCTTGCAAGTTCTTTTTCATAACCCTTCATTGAAGAGTACATATCTCGAAGATTTTTAAGCCTTTCTATTCCTGCATCTTTAATAGCTTGCTCTCTTTCAGCGGCAAGTTTCTCCGCTAATTTTGCTGTTCCCTTCTCCAATGCTGCTACCCTCTTCGCATCTTCTTCGTCTGCCTTTGCTTTGTCTCTTGCCCCTTCTGCCTCTCTCTCCGCACGCTCCTTTGCTATCTTTGCTGCATACTCATCCATACCCCTTTCAATACTGTGAGCCCTAAGAAGTGCTCTTATTTTTTCATCAGCCACTTTCTTATGGGCAGTCATCTCTGCCTTTACATCAACTACAGGCTCTTTAACTTCGCCCTTAATAGCGCCTGCCCACCCAGGCCATTGCTTGGCATATTCGGCAAAAATTTTACCGCGTTTTTTGCCTACAAACCAACTAGCCATCCTCTCCCCAAATTTGTTCATAAAAGCTTCCGCTGCCTTTGTGCCTAATGTCCCCAAATCTTTAGCCAACTGCTCAAGTTTGATGAGGGCAACTTCAGATAAAATGTCCAAGAACTCCCTCCAATCCTCATCAACAGCATACCATATTGCAGCAAGCTCGTCCCTCATCCCACTGAATACCTCAATCAACGAATCTACTGCTGACTTCATCATAGGCATAAACCGCTCACCCATATCTACAGCTAACATCTTAATCGATTGCCATAGAGATTTGAACTTCTCACTAAGGGTAGCAGTCACCTTAGCCTGTGCTCTCGCCGTTTCACCCTCGGAATGCATTACGTTATCTAAATCTTCCAAGTACCCTGTTTGGTTCTCAATTAGGACACTCAATGCAGTACGAGCTTCTGTCTCCTTAATAATATCTTTCAAGACATCAGCAGAAAGTCCCGAAAGGTCTTTAAGCATTCCTGTTAAGCCTTTTGCTTTTAGGGCAGCGGCCGAAAGCTCAATCCCATATTGTTTTGCCAACTTAATTGATTCTTTACTTCTCCCTGACAACGAGACTATAAGCCCCCGTAAATATGTAATTGACTCGGCCGTACTAATACCACTCCTAGTAAGGGTAGCCAATGCAGCAGCTACCTCTTCCAACTTTACTCCCATAGCTGCTGCTATACTTGTAACTCGACCAAGGACAGGTGCAAACTGAGCAAAGCTGGTTTGCCCTTTCTTCTGAATGGTGAAAAGTATGTCAGAGACCTTACGGACTTTATCTGCTGCATAGCCGTATGCATTCATAACACCAGTCAAGACATAAGCGGCAGTGGCAGTATCAGTAAACCCTCCCTTCGCAGCCATCATTGCTGTCCTCAAAAATCTTATTGCCTTACCTGCGGCTATGCTCGCTGATAAAATTGAATACAAACCCCCAGTAATCGAGACGGTTGCCTCTCCAAACTTTATGGCTAAATCTTTTACAGCTCTTCCAAACTTTGGTATGTAGGACATAGTCTGCTCATCAAGCATGGTTGCAACTTTAGCCATCTGCGATTCGAAGGCAGCACCAGCCTTTATACTGAGAGCTACCCCAGCAGCAAGACCAACACCCAAAGCTATAGCACCACGCTTCGCCCATTTAGCAAGCGAGGTCATACCTTTCTTGACTATACCGTGGGCCCTTGACATTGCAGCTTTGAGTTTGCCAAGCCGTCCTGTAAAATCCACATAAATTTCTGAAAGCTTCTTCGCCATTAGTTTTTAATTCCTCTCGAAGCCAAAAAACTTTGGTATTCTAAACTATTCATTTTCACAATACCTGTTCCTGTACTTCCACCCATCATATAGAGGTACAATTGAGCAGGAGACATATTACTAATCCGCTGCGGAGACCAGCCATGCATTCTACTTAAGATTCGGTACACTGCTTTCATATCTCGTTCAGCTTCCTTTTCGTCTACCTCTTCCCCCCTCCCGGGATGCACTTTCGGGAAGCTTATATTACAGATAATATCTGTCAAAGAAATCACCGATGCAGCGTACTTTTTGAGCAGATGATTAACAGTCTTCTTTTTGATGGTAGAATCTGCACGATGCAAAGAGTGATACACCAAAAATTTCAACGCTTCTATAGCATCACACTGTAAAATTTTGACAAACGTTTGCCACTCTCCTACTGAGATATAGGATACTAAGTAAATCTTCTTCCCTATCCACACAGGAACGGAATTGCCCATAATCTGATTCATAACACTCTACTCAGTCACCATAACCCCCTGCCCTCTAATCCTACTCATCTGAGACTGATTCTAAGGGATTTTCTCAATGTAATACCTATCAAGGCACTAGTTCCTAAAGACAGGAGCCTTCGAAATGTGTCTACGCAACTCGAACACCGGCAATTATCAAGTCAACGTTCTGAGTTCCTGCTTGGTCATGTTTTATCTTAAGCTCATCCTTGGTCCCGTCTACGGCTAGCCCATCTGCATCTGGGGCTGTCCATAAAAACTCTCCGCCTGGTCTCAGTATCAAAGTATGAGTAGCAGGAGTCCCAAATATAGCAAGTTGATTGGCAGCAGCAGCACCAAGAGTTACAATACCTCCAGTGTTGTTCTTGACATATATAGCTTTGAGTTTGTCAATTTCCAACCCAACACCAAAAGCATCTTTCAGGGAGGTGTCGTTAATTGCCAAAGTAATCCCACCGGCACCCGTTGGCACAGCTACAATGTCATGATATTCCACATTCGCTTGATTTGCCCCTGCCCCGTTAGCCAAAGCAGCACCACGAGCAAGACTGAGCTGGTCAGTTGCTATTCCAAGTTCAGATGTTGCAACATCACTGTTATCGCCTGACAGAGTCATGGCCAAGTTAAAACGTGCACTTACATTGTCCATCTGATTTTCTCCTTTTCTAAGATAAAAAGTTTCATACTAAACACAATTTAGTCACCAAAATTTTACGCTGGATATGAAGTATCATCAACAGCAGAGCAGGCCAAAGAAATACCTACAAGCTCTCCACCTTCAATATCAACTTCAAGGTCCGAAGAGTCAATAATCATATTGTACGATTGTGAATCATTTTGAAGTTGAATGCCAATTGTCTGCCCAGCTTGCAAAGCTGCAGGAACTTCCGTGATATTTGTCTTTGAATACAAGGAAATTGCCCAAGTTGCATCCAGATTTCCTGCTTTCCTTTTAGTCTTACCAGCCGTCAAACTCGAAACATAGGCTTTATTGTCTGCTGTCCTGCCTTTTGAAATAGTACGAACTTCATAAGTTGACAAGTCCCCAGTTGTTACCAATCCAACGGCGCTATGTACGGTCATTTCATTTCTCCTTAACTTTTAATAAACATTTGTCCAAATCACTTTTTGAAAATTGCTCAACTGCTGGACGCAAGTACGGATAAGCCGGTGCTTTACTCGTTCCCAGTTCAACATATCCTGCATATTCGACTGGCGAACCAAGCCCAGGCACACATCCAGCGGGGCCACCTGCTCGAACCTGGCTTTTGTCTTTTGTCACAATAGCACGTATACTACGACGCAGGTTACCAGTTATGACTTCTGGGCCAGGTCTACCAGAAGCATTTATCTTCGCTTTCCTGGAAATAGTAACAGCAACGCATCGAATAAGCTCCTTACTTTGCTTATGGATGTCTTTAAGAATCTCATCTCCGTGCCATACTGTCTTTATTGCCATCTTAATCAGGCTCCAAAAGAAGTCGATAAGTAATATTTATTTGCCAAACCTTCTCAACTCGTGGTAATGTTATAACACCCTCTCGGACACAACTCCTTGTAGTATAATTAGTAATTATCAGTGCCAAAAAGTCAAAGCAGGCAATCAACTTATCACAAATGTTCAACAATTCCCTCTTTGTCCGTTTGTTTGAAAAGAGATTAAACTGGATAAGACAATTTTCCACATAGTTTTTGTTAGAAGCAAAATGGTCGGGTACTGCAGAAACCAGCTGAAAAGTCCCGTAAGGGAAGATTACACCCCGTGATGCTTCAGCATCGTGAAGACCCCCTGTCAAAGCTGCCCTAAAATCTGCAGCAGCAGCAGATTTATAAAAAGTACTTATTGCTTCCCAAAGTTCAATCATTACTCAACCCGTTTTATATCTAAAATCAAATACCTATTCATGCTATCAACATTTCGGACAGAAACAATCTCATAAGTTGTACCTCCAAATACCAACCGATGCTTGACTGTAATATCAACAACGCTGCAATACACCTTGGCATCTCTAAAATATGTCTCCTTATTAAAGAAAATCTGCTCCCTACCCCTGCTCCAGTTGATTCGGCAAGGCAAATCCTCATGAACTACAACTGTAGATTCAGTTCTGCCAAGCAATCCGTCAGGGGTCTCAACCACTTCAACTATGTTTACTTTACTATTAAAAAGATGCCGCAACTTATATCACTCCCAGCATTGGCTTCTTACGTATGTAAGGTTTCAATAATTTATCCACTTCGGCAATCCCTACTACAAATACCCCCTCCATTCGAGTGTAAGAATAATCGCCAAGCCGTTCACTTTTGAAATCTTGAGAAACCTCGTATCTTGTTGAATCATTCTCAGCCTGACACATAATTATGGCCACGTGCTTTATATCCTCTGGGCAACCAAAGACTGCTCGACCATAAGTGCCTGTGACCTTAATATTACCCATACCTTTTGGAAACAAGACTTCTTTATGCTTTAACCGCAGGTGAAGTTCTACCAAATCCTCCTCACTTGCTGTCACAGCCTCCGGGTCAAGGTACACAGAATTCTTATCGTAAGTCCACCAACTGGAAGATAAAATTATTCCAGAAATTTTTATCTCTGTTACACTGACAATATCAGGGACCAATCCAAGGAATAGTTTGTCTTTGCCATTGCCATTAACAAAAACTTCAAATGCCTTTGCATAGAAAAAGTCTTCGGTCAACTTCTCAATGCGTTCTTCTACACGGTTTATAACTGTTCTCTTCTCATTGTCTGTTGCACCATCTGGCCAGTTATCAATATCATCACTGGTACAATAGTGCCCTGTCACCAAAGCCATTTATTTGTCTCCCATTAACCTTTATTGTTCATTCTCATTATTAAACTTGCAAAAGTTAAAGCACCACCGGTCAAGAAACTCATAGCCATCAAAACAATAGTTACCCAAATTGGCACGAGCTTATGCATAAATCTACGCAACTCATTTATTGCTGTCCATTGGTCGTCATCACTCTTCTTAAGTGTATCAACTTCTGTTTCAACGATCCCAACTCGTTCTTCAGTTGATTTAGGCATTTTATAATTCCCTAATTATTCCTTGTCATACTCTACGTGCCATCCTTAATGCAGCCCACTTACTACCTTCACCGTTGGGGGACTCCTCAGTATCAACAGCAATTATAAGTGCTTGTATTAGTTCTCCTAACTCTGACAATGCTTCACCTTCAACAAAATCTGGCGGTGTAGCCTGTCCGTCGCATCTTCCGAGGATATTTACGAGTTGTTCAGAGACTCCACTATAATGGCCAGCCCCAATTAAAGCCTGAGTTGCTATAAGCATATTAACAAATGCCTGTAACATCAAATCTCCTGGAGGTGGATGAACACTGGTCAGTCTGCCTTCAACAAGAGCAGTATCAATAAAAACTAAAATTTGCTCCATTCGCTCTATAAGAGTCACTTCTTCAGTCTCCTATCAAGTTCCCATCCTTATCGCGTGGCCATACATTCAGTTTTCTCTTCCCAAAAGATACAGTTGCCATAATCCTTAATGGTTTTGGCCCTCCATTCCTTGTGGTATACCCTGCTCTGTGAGAACGGATGTTAAGTTCTTCCTTGTAGTCTTCCTCAGGCATACCACGAAGTTCAGGATTTACTATGTCCATTGTCCTTGGGTCTTGTTTCATTTGTTACTTCTTATCAGTTCTTTCTTGCTTTCCTTCTTCCAACTTCTCCTGCCTTGCCTCATACGCCTTTTGCTTATCAGGGAACATCAAATCTTCTTTTTCTTCCTTCTTTTTCTTTGCCATTGTACAACCCCTTTTCAAAATAACTCCCATTCAAAGTTTCAAACTTTGGGAGTTGTTTTCTGGCACAACTCCCAAAAGCCTTTTTGATTTTAACGGTCGAGCTTCAGCATAATCAGGGTGGCACCGTTGTCAGCAGTGTTGTTATCCAAGATGTAACCTGCCGTTTGTCCTTCCAACCCAGTAGCACCAGTAGCACCACGATGGATGAGGTTGCCATCATACCGGAAGACAACCTCCCGCATATACTGAGTCTTGCCAACAGCACTTCCGTACAAGGACGCTGATATCTTCCCCCAAGTTTGCTCCCAATGGTACTTGCCAGCAACATCACACTCACCAGCAGCATAACCAATGAAACTCATTCTGCCGGCATTACCAATAACCTGAGCAGCCCTAATATCAGAGTACATTGATGGCATACAGTAACCGTAAGCTACATTCACAGTCAAAGCCCTGACAAGTGGCTCAGCAAAGGAAATAACACAAGTGCCATTCAATGTTGCTGCTGTGTTGGCTGTTATCCTTCTCTGCTGTATAACCGCATTGTTCGTTCCACTGCTTGGGTTCAGGATGATAAGCCCACCTACCAAAGCATTTGCAGCTATTGTATGACCACCTTGGTTGGTCATCGTAACAGAAGTAGCACCGATTGCTGAAGTAGCAGCAAGTGCTGACCAGTCAATTCCCACATCACCCGCACCAGTGCCGATGGAATTGAAGAAAATGTTTCCAATGTAAGTGTCACACCTTGCACCAGCCAGAGAATATCGGAACACTCTACCGTCCCAAGTGACTCTGCGGGTTCCAAACTCACAGTTCTTAGTCGTCTGAGCCACACAAAGTCCTTGTAACGCTGTTTGGCCAGTTACCAACCCACCAAAAATCAGGTCATTGGTAAGACCGTGAGCCATACCCTGCTGCAGTAGACGTCCAATAGGAGTAAACATATCAACGTCTATATCAGCTAAGTTTCGTTTCATAATAAAATCTCCTTTTTACCTTTTGCGTCGTTTAGTCTTTTTGCTTTTCTCTGCTGTCACTTTCTTTTTTTGTTTTGAAGACTTCTTCTTAGATACTTTCTTCTTAGATGCTTTCCTCTTAAAAGTCCTCCCAATAGGTTGTTCTATGGCTACAGCATCCACAAACTGAAACTCATTAAACTCCTTTGCAAGCTGCTCATCTTCCGTTTCAATTGAACCACCCCTTGGAATTTCGTAGTACTGTCCCTTGTAAGGAAACCTACGGGTGGCTCCGTAGTTAGTAATTCTGTATCTTTGCTTTGCCATAATTCAACCTTTCAAACTTTTATGCCTCAATCATCGTCCCGGTAACGGTCAACTTCCTTGCCATCACAACGGCGTTGACATTCTCAATAGCAGGAACACATCTCATTGAGTAGAACCAGTAGGTAGCTTCATCTGCCGCTTCTCTTTGTGACTCAATTCTGATATCTCTTTGCATACCAATGACAAGGTTGCCATTTGGAGTGATAATAGAGTCAGCATAAGCTCCACCAGTGCACGCCTCTGTTGCCTGAGTGTCACCAGCCATTACGGTTGGCATATTGGGGCAGGACGTAATTGGCACCAAACCGTACTTGGGTTCAGCCGTACCAAGTATTGCTGCGTCACCCAATATGGTTGACCGTGCCGCCAAAGCCTCAATGTAATTCTGGGTTACCTTGTCACTGTTGTAGAATGAAAGGTTAGCCAACCCAGCAGTTTTGTACTTGGAAGGCAGGGTAGACAGAAGCTTGTCATACTTGAACTCCCAAAGGTAAGGTGCAGTGTTTGCAACCATACCAATTCGACCAGCAATTGTGAAGTCAGCTGTTGCGTCCAGTACCGTGGAACCGCCGGAAACGTCATTGTAATAAGTATCCCCGTCAGTGTCACCATTGACAATTCTAAAACGCCAGCCGTCCCACAGGCTCCTGATGTCTGTATCACCAAAGGCATTACCAGAACCAGTGTCACCAATCCAGTAGGCAATATCAAGCTCATTTGAAATCTTCTTGGCAACCATTTTCATCAAATGGTCTGCAAAGGCATCGGCCTCAATGTTGTCCTCAAGGTCGTCATCAAAGATGGCAATGCAGCCACGAACCTTTTTGCTGATTAGCTCAATTTTGTTGTGGCTCAAAGTCTTTTTATACTCCGAAGAGCTAAACGTATCGCCCGGATGCAAAAAGTCACCAGTACCCAAACCCAAGGCACGAATATTCTGAACTGCCTTGTTCATCTTGATGAACCGTGCCTTGTTCTTCATAACAGACTCATCGACAATGTAGTCAAGGAACCTGTCAGCCTCCTCAGCAGCCAAGGTGATTGTAGGAAGGCTGATCATCTTCTCAATCTGCTGCTTTCTACTCAGCAGACGCTTATTCGTCTTCATAGGACTATCTCCTTAACTTAGGTAGAAGGTTAATCAAAACCATCTTCAGTTTAAGTATCTTTTATTCCCTAAGCCTAAGGGTTTTTACCTTAGCTTGGCTTTGAAAAACTTGGCCACTTCTTTTCACCCTTGTTGTCATCCTCATCGTCCTGGCCGTCTTCACTCTTTCTTACGCCAGTTCCTTTCTCCACAGTTTCAAGCCTTTCCGTAAGTGTCTTAACAGTCTTCTTAAGCTCACTCTTGGCTTCGTCGTCCTCCTGCTTCTCAAGTCCCTCGAGCTTCTTAGTAAGTCCATCAATGGTCTTCCTCAACTCAACATTTCCACCATCGTCAGCCTTTTCGGTCTCCTCTTTCTCTTTGGGAAGGACTTCCTCTAAGGCTTTCGCGGCTGCTATGAGGGTCTGCAACTTAGTCAGTGTCTCCTTCGAGAACTTTGCCCCAGCTTTACTAATACTCTCGCTCTTGTCTGGCTCCACTGGAGGAGCATACATACCGGCCTGCTTGGCAATAATACCAACAGCCTTCTTCAGGTCATCAGGAAAATCCTCCTGATACTCGTTGACGGTCTCAAGCGATTCGACAACAACATCGCTCTCCTCCGCCTTTTCGAAATCAACCTTTTCATCCTCTCCAAAATACTTCTGCAACTGCTCTTTTACCTTAGGCTCCATATCGGAATCTCCTTTGCTAAGATAGAAAGTTTCGGAACGGCTAAAGCCATCTTCGGTCTCAACAAACTTGGCATAAGAACAGGACACTGCCCTTGATGTATCCTCATTCCCTCCCCAAAAGGAGAAGCTGAAGTCCCTCAAATTCTTGAGTGTATCCTTGTTCACCGCTATCTTTGTTCCACCAATTGTTCCGTCGCTATCTATTACAATATTGATTTTCTTTTTTAGCTTCTTCCCAGTTGCCGATTTCCCTTCCTGCTTGAAAAACAAAAACTTCTTCTTGTTTGCTGCCTTGCCTACAAGGGAAACTTCTGCAAGCTCAATGTCAGCTAATTCACGTACATCTTTTGCCATAACTCGTCTCCTTAACTGGCCTTGGCATAACCAGCCATACTAAACCCTGTAAGGTCTCCAGACTTTACAGTCTCCCAAATCTTCTTGTCAAGCACTCGAACTGTAAGCACCCAACTTCCCTTTTTAATAGACTTATTTACAACTGTAAAATCCATAGGAGCCAAATAGCTTTCAAGGACTTTTACCCTAACCTTTTTACCTTCGTGATTGACCCTGAATGTCTGAACTTTCTCCATAAACTGATGAGCAGCTTTACGGATCTCAGCCTCGTTGGCCTTATCACCTTGAGCGTCAACTACATCAGGCTCGTACACAACACCACACACTATGTGCTCATCCTTGTCCGCCTTATCGACAGGATACACCGAAATAAATTTCTCAAACACTATTCCTTTCTTTATCTCTTCAAGAATCTTCCTTGCCTTTGCCTGAAGTGTATTCTTAAGACTTCCAGACAGTTTGCTTTGAGGTATTCTTGCTATTGCATTTCTCAGATGGGGCAAATCAATTTTACCATCGCTTCCTTTGTAAGGAAAGTGTCGCAGACCTCTCGGCTTAGTTTTGCCCTCGTCATCTTTCTCACCACCAGACTCAATGTACAGAAACGCAGAATCCGGCAACTTGTTAATGTACTTTGTACTCCAGATGGCTTTACCTACCTTGGTAGCCGGCTCAAACTTCGTAGACGTTATGTCATTATCACTCAACCACTTCTTCGCCTTAGTCACTGTCCAATCTTTTGTTGGGAACCGTAATGCCTGTGGAATGGGTACTTCCTTGCCATTCTTTAATGCTACATACCAAACAATACTAATACTTGCCGGCACTGTAACACCTTGCACTTTGCCACCCTTTGTTCTCCTGACTCTTATGTGAGCCATGTCTGGACTTTGTAAGCGTGCTGAATGCTCGTTTGGATAGGGCTTCTGTATCTCAACCTTTACCGTTTCCTGTCTTGCACGCAGCACAAGGTCGTAGAGAGGTATAAAGGCCTTCTCCCTCTCCTCTTCCTGTTCAAACGTTTCGGAGAGGTCTGAACGTCGTTTCTCTACAAGAGACTCAACCTCTTCAAGATTTATGGAATCTGCATCAACCACAATACAGTTTGACATAACAACCACATCTTCAAAATCGGTTACATCGATGCCGAATTTGTTTACTGCCATTGCCTTCTTGAAGGCCGCCCTGTCAATAGCACTAGTACTGTGCTCCAACTTACGAGAATTCATCTCACCTAAAAGCAGCCTGTATTTCTTAAGAAAGGCATTCCGACTCAGGCTCCCTACTGCAGCAGCGTTATTATCCCTAAAGCTCTTATCCCAGACCTGTGTGAACCTCAACTTGAGGATAAGCAACTCTTTGTCGTACGCTTTGGCAAGTTTAACCTTATCCGTTTCTTCTATCCTCATGCCTATACCCTTACACTTTTAATGTCGTTCGCTCTTTTATTTAGGCGCTACCTTCTTACTAAGTTTTGCAATAACCAACTTAACATCTTCTACTCCTCCTAGCCACCGACGTAAACGTCTCGGAATTTTCTTTCTTCTTTTCACCTCTACAACTCGACTAAAGCAACTTCATGATATTTATTCCCGAAGAAAAATTCAGGGTCCTGTGCAACCTTTACACTTTTAACTTTATACTTTGTGCCGTGGTGTAACAGCACTTCCTCTTGTTTTTGGTAGGAGTGTTTACCAATGTAGGTTCCAGTCTTAGTCTGAACCTTTAGCAAAACAGGTACTTCCCCTTCCATGTCAGCCCAGTCCATAAAATCCGAAGTGACTCTTTTAACTCTCGACGAACTTTGTGTATGATTAAAGGTTACTGTCCTGTTTCTGACGAACTTTTTGTTCAAAGTCTTCTTTGATGACAGGCCCATAGCGCGCCAAACTTCTCCCTTATAGAGGGGGGACTTGTCCACCACACCCTTAAAGGTCGCTACTAGCTTTTTACGAGCTTCTGAGGACAACTCACGTATTATATCTGCCTCCAGCGGAGGTTTCTTTCCCACTAGTCCATATTTTAATTCCCAAAACTCATCCATCCCCCTACCCCACGCCTTAACAGCCTTTAGTTCCTCTTTAGACAGAGAGGCCTCCCACTTTGCTTGTTGTTTCCAGTTAGGCTCATTTAGTTTATGAGAGAGCATTTTAGGCCGGGCGGCTGGTTCAGCAACGGCAACGGGAGGCTTGCGTTTTAACCCCTTCATACCCGCGTTAAGTATCTTAGTGTCATAAACAACTACTTGACTACCTCCAACCTCAGTAGTAAACCTCCCTTTAGCAATTATCTTGACACCGTTATAGCCCCTCTTAGTTAGTACCTCTTGTAGGGCAGCCCCTTCGGGGTATTCCAGAAGTCCTTGTTGACGCAGCCACTCCTGCTCTAGCCTGCGACTCATCAAAGGCTGCTTCTGCAAGCGGCGATTTATTTCCCTGTTCTTGGCTAGGATCCGAGACTTCGCTTGCTGGTACTGCTTGTTAAGTCCTGCGTGCCTTGCCGCCTGTGCACAAGTCTTGCCAAACTCCTGAGCGGGTTTTACCATCACTTCCAATAGCCCATTAACCCGGACTGGGACCTTCATCACCTTTCGTTTGGAGGCTCTAATGAAACTTTGATAGAACTGCAGCGCCTTCTTATCCTCGTAGCTTCCCAAATAAATACCATTGCCGTAAATCTTACCTCCAACCTCGGCCTCTATTATCTTAAAACCTTCTTTCTTTATGTTCTTAGCTGCTGCCTGGGTAGTAACATGCCAGTACTCCTCATCTACAGTGACAGCGTGAGGCAGCTTAGAAGGTTTAAGTCTTGTAGGTTTGACCCTAGGAGCAGTAGGGACAGTGGGCTCAGCTCTTAATCCTCCTTTATGCCCCAGTCTCCTTAAAGCTCTGCGTACTTTCCTCCCTTCAGCGGGGTCCTTGACTCTCTCCAACCTGTTCAGCAAGTCCTTTACCTGCTCATCATGCAGATTGCTAGGACGTATACAAGCCTTTTTTGCAACCTCCCCTTTCTCCCCCCGACAAGTGGGGACGTCATCTACCACAGGTAACATGCAGCAGCGGCAGTTGGGATGTACAGGAATAACAGCTCCTGCCTTCTCCGGAGGATACTTCCGCTCGTTCATCGACTCACAAAGCTTACAACACCCAGAGGCTACAGAAAACTCTAACTGCTCGACTCCCATGTCTCCCATTGACAAGGCATAACCGGTGTTCTGTGCACGAGCCGCTTCAGTTCGGGCTATGGTTTGTACACGCCGGCGCTGCGTCTTGGCAGCATACCTCTCAACTTTTTTGTTGACGCTCTTTTCGGGGAGTCTCGGAGACTTTTCACGCAGCAAGTTACGATAGTTAACCACAGAGTCCGTTTGGTGTTTAGTTAAACTCACAAGAGGCCGTAGCTCACGGGCAATTCTGTCCATCGACTTGCCTTCTCTGATACCTGCACTGATGTAAGAACGAAGGGCCTTCTTAGTCTCCCCTGTAACTTCTCGGACCATCTCCGCACAGATTTTGTCAGCCGCTTTAACGGCCTCAGGATTAAGCTTATCAAAGGGAACCTTCGCCCTCAGAACCTTATCAGCCGCTTTGCCTCCAGAATCTACAATATCTAAAGTAGCCGGTCTCACCATCACCTTCCCTTCCTCACTGATGGTTTCCCAGCTGGTCAAGTCTGAGGTGATGTCCTTCTGGAATTTTGTTCTGAGGTCTAGCTGAATCTGCTTAGTGGTAGAAGCAAACCAGTTCCGGAGGGCCATCAAGAGGACCTTCTCGTTAAGCCTTAGCTGCCAATCCAGCTTGGCATGTACTGGATTAGATTTTATTCTAGCAGTTGTTGGCATCTACCTTACTCTTCTTCCTCTGCTTCACCTATTTCTATCAAACTACTCATCATAAAGAACTTGTCTCCACCCGGATAGGATTTGTAACCAAGCTCATTGCGCGCCTCATTAGGGGTTAGGGTGCCGTGCTCTATTTGTTCGTTCATTCTTTTAATCTCATCAGCATAGTTACGCAAATCAATGTCTTCAAATTTGAACTTATATGTTTCCGACTGCAGCAGTTGCTGGTTTATAATAGACTCCAGGTCAAGCTGCAAGGGTTCAACAACACTCTGTACATAAATTTTAGTAGCTTCCTCCGCGACGTTGCCACCAAGTTTACCCACCATCCTAACCCCCACCCTTTCCGGCGGCATAGAATAGGCGATTAGAATGTGGTCCCTGCGAACCTGCTCATACAATCTAAAACTACCCTCCTTTACCTTAGTCTCCAGGGGAGTGTACTTGAATTCACAATTCTCCTGCTGTTTTACAACTAATGTCCGGTGAGCATTTTCACTGCCCTTAATTTCCTTCTCAAGAAATTCTGAAATCTTCTTATCAGACCCTGCTTCCCACTCCCCTTCTAAAATGATAATAGCAGAAGGTATTCCATAATTCTCAAAAAAGGCAAGGTTATAATCCCGCAAACCAATAAGTCCTATGACATCGCCCACCGCTGGCAAAATATTTGGGGCACCATAGTGATCCGACTTCGGATAGTGGTTCTTATAGTATATCAATTCGTTCGCACGGGTTTTAATACTAAACTTGCCTTCCTTACCATCCTTCGGAGAAATATCCTTCTCAAGCCCGAACTTCTTGAACCACACCTTTTTATTATTCCTGATTTGACAGAACTTTTCTTTTGACTTATGTATACGAAATGTATGAGCGGGAATATGGTATATTTCTGCAACTCCTCCTTTGTTATCCCGAACTGCCTCTATCCCAAACCATCCGATAGTACCCCAATCTATCAAAAGTTGCTTCAGGATGGTTCTAAGGTATTCCCCTCCGGAATTGGGCTTTTCCAAAAACTCATTTATTCTTTCTGCCTCCGCCTTGTCCTCCTTTGCATTCTCACACAATTGTAATGACCAACCAAGACCAGCCACGTCAATTGCCAATTGGTTTACACACCGCCAGAAAACGGGATTAGATTCATACAACACCAAGAAGCTCTCCGGTGGGTAAGGTGGCGTAATAACATCATCTGCAAAGAGCTTCCGCTGAGTCTGCTGAACCTGCTGAGATGATTTCTGTATCTCCGCTTTACGCAGCTCTGGAAAAGGGAGTACCCTCCCTGTGCTTGTCTGAACAAATACTCTACCTTTTTTCTTAGCTTTAGATTCTTCCGTCATATTCGTTTCACTTCCTTAGGCAACATATATACTTCCCTTCTTTGCGGGCTTCTCCGTTGAATAGAGCACGTATCGAACTACATCAACCGTGTGGTCATCCTTTTGGAGAGGAATGTCCTTTGGGTTCTTAAGGTTTGTACCCTCTGGATACCGGTAAATAGCTATCTCCTTGCAGGTATTCCTACAAGTATCAAAAATAAACAAGCTCGGCTTACCATTCGGCTTCACTTTAAGTTTGCCTTGCACCACTTCGATCCCTTTGGCTATATCTTTTCTCGCAGGTCTGTTAATAATCCCCGCCTTGCGAAGCTCTGCCCTATCCCCTGCATTCTCTGGGTCTGCAAATGAATCAACATAAGACTCACCCTTGCTAAGCCTTCTCACCGCAATAATATGCTCCCCAATACTAGTTTTTGCTCTGTAGTATTCTCTGTAGATGTACCAATTGTCATCTTTATCCTTTGTAAACCACAAACACACAAATGGGTTGGTAAACCCAAAATCGAAACCCCTATATCTTGGCCAGTCCTTTGGAATCTCAAAAGGCTTTATAGTATGAATACTCCTATTGAACGTCTTATAAACTGCACCATAAAAACTTGCAAACTGCCCCTTGATACGAGTAGCCTGGACTTCTTCGGGCCATTCAGCAATCATACTGTCAATTCGCTCGTCCGAAATGTACCCACCTTGGCTGATGCGGTTACTATTTAGGTCTGCGTGGAAAACCTCGTCGGTCTTCGGCAAATCCTCAATTCTTTCTTCCAAGAACAGCTGCGGAATAATCGGGGTCATAGTCCAGGCAAGAAAGCCCTTCCCCTTTAGGAGTCTTGCCTGTATTTCATTAAAAATGCCCTGAAAGTCGTGGTGACACTGCTCATCACAGTGGCAAGAATCTATTGCACGACCCTGGAAAAGCTCCCTACCCTGATTGAATGCTTTGAACTCTATCAAGTGGCCGTTCTTCAAGAATACCTTTCGAGGAACCTTATCTTGCCCATACCAAACAGATATGACTTGATGTCGTGGAATAAACTCCTTCAAATATTCTTCCCAAAGGATGTCCCTCACTTGCTCCCAACTTTCGATGCAAGCCCAATGAACTCCACATGGTGTAGAACAAAAGGGGTGGATATTAAGGGCAAGCATAGCTAAATCCATCATATTGGTATATGTCTTGCTAGATTGATTACCACCAAATAGCCACCGAATATCTGCCTGAGACCTGTGAAAGCCCCGCTGAGGCTCAGCAAGAGGTTCATACAAAGCAATTGTCTCACCCACACACTTTATTTCCATAGTCGTCAACATCACTTATTACTCTGACAAAAGATTGCTTGATACTTTTTCATAGCCACCAAATTAGTTGTGTCCTTAGTCGCCACAACCTTAATCCAATACCACGCAGCCTCTGCTAAGGCTTTCATCGTGTCTGGCAGAATGCCCTGGTAGTTTCCATTAGAAGCAGCCACATAACTCAGGGAGATATTAACCCCACTGACAACGCCTACATAGATAAGCTCATCACCTGTAAACTTCTCGGCGACGTAGGCTGCCGGAATAGTGATTTTCCCATCTTCTACAGCATCAATTGCATATTCACCATCGTAACCCTGACTGCCTTGTATATAAACATAGTCAATAGACCTGAGGCCATGGTCTCGCATCCGTATCTTAGTCTTACTCCCTGCATTAGCTGACTCGGCACCGGTAGAGTCTGCAGCGATGGTTGCAATATTAGCCTGTCCATCCCTTTGATTTAGATTTTCTGCCTCAAAAATTCCGCGCTGCTTTATAATCTCCATCCGTCCAGCAGCATCCCCTCCTGCCCAGGTGCCTCCCGACAGTGTAATAGACTTCACTTCAGCAGTAGCACCACCCGTAGCACCTATAACCACATCTCCCACTACGAGTTCAGCAGTACCACCACTGGTAAAGGTGAGCTCTGAACAGTCAGGGTGAAGGGCAACCTGCTCAAAGACGGAAACAGTAACCGTGGCATCATTTACATAAGCACCTGTTTCCTGGTTCTTCAGTCCTTCCAATGACACCAAATTGTCAGAGCCAATATAAAGTTCCTTTGCTGCTGCCATCAGTCACAGATACTCCTTTCCACTTTACCAAACAGTCTCATCAGTTCGGTTTCCCCCTAGAAAAGGGATTAACTATACCTAGCGGTGGTGTGGCAATATTGCTGATGTCTTGGGTCAAAACAGCATCAATAGCAGAAGCCCTCAAACGCATCTCCACTTCGCCTTTTCCCATCATAAAGTTACTTAGGTTTATAAACTCATTTGATTTGACAGCCTCTCTAATCCTCTGCATAAGACCTCTTATGTCCTTCTCTTCTATCTTGCCAACAAACTGGGCACTACTTCTTTGAATTATTATTATTTGCTTTTCCATTACAACCATCTCCTTATGACGCCCTAATCACAGACGCTCCTTTCTACATCACCTTCCAGTAGGTTTTTATTTTCGATCTCACTGTCCAAAAGAACCTTCGATGATACATCGTTGTTGAGCAGCGTCTGGTTTTCAACATTACTGGCAAGCAACACCTTTAATAACATACTACTGCTTAGCAGTACCTGATTGGCTATGATAAAACACAGCTGGTCAACAGTAGGAGCTTCCTCCTTGGCCGAAAAAGACCGTACCTGCCCCGGAAAAGCCAACAACGCGGTTATTTGAGTTTGCTGTGCCATATCATTACACAATAACAAAAGTATTGCCTTCCGCAGGCGTCTCGGTCATCGCAGTTACAGTAATAATCTTATCCGTGCCGTCATAGTCTGTTATGTCTGTTGCTTGATTCTGCAAGTCTCCGGAAGTAAAAATGACAATTCTGCCGTTGTAGTGGTCATTGGTTGCCTCCGTTAAATCTGTCTTAAACTGTGTTGGACTATTACCCACATCGGTTACAACAGTTCCTGCAACCAGTGTTGACCCTGCTTTTTGCATTGCCGTAGTTATGGGATGAGCTGTTGACTCATCGTATTTTCCTGACGTGATAGCATCATCTGTTAACTTCACACCGTCAGTTCCTGTATCCAAAAGAATAGCGTCAACGTTAGCATCAATCACATCTTGCTTTGCTTCAGTTGCAGCACTATCAGTCCCACGCATCACTGCTCCCGCTAAACCTTCAACTTCCGCTTTGATAGCAGTTAAACCATCTGTTGCATCATCAATCTTATCACAATACCCTTTTAACGTGTCCACATCCGCAGGTATGTTTGCAGCCGCAAGTTCATCAAGGTACCCTGCCCTCGCCGCCGTTAATCGAGTCTCCAATTCGTCCACGTAGTCTTTCACCGCATCAAGCCGGTCGCGAAGGGCCTCGTTTGAATCAGTCGCCGAATTGAATGTTCTATTTGCGTCCTTATTGGCCAGAGTATCGGCTAAACTACCGTGTGCCCACAAACTGGCCGCGCCAGCAGTGCTAACAACAATTTTGTCCGTTTCTGTTTTAATTGCCGCTAAATCACCGTCCCCGGTTGCCTCAGCGAGAATATCTATGGCCTTAACTCTTTCGTTGATTGAGTCGGCAGTTGGCGAGCCTGGTATTGCCGTATTAAGAGCCGTATCGGCTTCTGCATTTACTGCTGCTGCCCAACCTTGATTCATTTGGTGAACACTACCACTTACTTTGCTTGGATCAAAGTGACTACTATTTACAATTATCTCACCACTACCAGCAGTGACAAGGTCATAATCATTACCACCATTACTAATAGTCTTGATAACACAATTCTGAAGAGATATTTTACCATCATAACCTGCTCCTGTTATAGCATAAGCACCATAGGCATCACCAGTGGCATCAGTTTTTGTTTCAGCCCAAAGCGTACAGCTTCGCATAATTACCTGACCCGAACTTTCAATACAAGCAGCACGTTCAGCACTTGAAGCAGTTCGAATAACTTTAAGTACGCAGTTTTCAAACAAGAGCTTGCCCATCATACTACAAACAATGGCCCTTGCTGCAAAAGCGGTTATCGAACCATCTGTCTCAAGCGTACAGTTATCGAAAAAAGTTGAGCCGGATGTACCTGTATTCACGGCATCGTAAGTAGCTTTTATGTGGCTATTTCTTATAATACAATTCCAACCACCCAAAACAATGCCGTCTGCGGCACCAGAAGCTGCTTTCGATTCAATATAGCAATTGCCTACGCGTATTCCATCCTTGCTTGCAGCCGAAAGTCCTATAGCGTCGGCATCAACACTACTTATCATTGAAAGGTTGTAAAATTCGCATCCGGTCTCAGCTTTCATTGCACTACCACTGGCCGGCTGGATAATACACTTGTCCTTATGTTTGCCCTCAAGGATTAGGCTCTTACCTTCAGTATCCAGGTCAACGGCCTCGGCGTAAGTGCCAGGATGGATAATAATTTTATCACCATCATTAAGGGCAGCGTCATCCAAAACACCTTGAATCGTCAACTTTGCATCACCAAGGGAATGACCCTTGTTTGAATTATTACCAGATTTCGCCACGTGCCAGGTATGCTTCTTGGCATTAGTATCAAAACGCTCCTCATACTCACTGGCTGTTAGGATTGTAAACTCGTGCCAAACAGGCAGTGCCCCAGACTCTTCTACAAACAATTGCAGCCTACCCAAGTTTCCGGTGTCCGTAATATCCAGCACGCACGAATAAAAACCACCCTCATCGTGTACGGGTGCAGCGGCAGAACTTTTGGCGTGAAAGCCAGCACCATTAGAGGAAACCCTCACGTCTGCTGCAATCATAGTCAACCCAGTCTCTGGCGTCTTACCATCCGTATCATCAAGGAAAGGTCCTATCTTAAGAGTAACTGCCGTAGATTGTCTCAAAAATAACACTTATGCGACCCTCAAATTTCGATAATACCTCTGTGCGATAGGTATACCAGACAAGTTCTCCCTACCAAGGCCCCCATTATACAGCCAAGTGCGCTCAGCAGAAGACAATACCTTTTCATAAACTCTAAACTCATCCACTTGACCCCACCATGCAGGAGCGAGGGCTTTATATGCTATACCTATCTCCAAAACACCATCGTGTGCTGCCAAAGCCAACACATCACTATCATCTGCAACCTCTACTGTATTTTTATAAACCTTCAACGTTGAATTGGAGCCACCACCGTGATTATAAACAACGATGAGGTGATACCAAGTGTCCTCAACACAAGTCACACTATCCTCCTGAGCAACAAGGATACCACTGTTGGCCTTATAAACTACCGCACGCAAACCAGCAGTTATGTGGTGATGGAATAAGATACCATCTCTGTTTGTTGTAGTTTCAACAGTTGTAAAAAAGGAGTGGTATACTGACTCAATACTGTTCTCAATTCTCCCCCAAAATTCCATAGAGAAGTCACCGACCGGCGGGGTATAAGGTGTAATAATCTTATCATCAGCACCACTGTCAAACTCCCCAGCATAAGCACCCAGCTTGACGTGGATGTTTTGAGTATCAGCATCATTTTTGGGTGTAGCGTGCCTAGCGTGGCCAGATGAGTCTATAATACAGGCTGTATCCGGCACCCAGGACGATTCATTCATATGATATTGAACAGCTATATCACCTGTCAAATCAATCACTACGCTTATCCAGTACAAACTGATATGTTATTGCTACCAGCACAACAACAAGGATTGCAACTATGGCATACCAAGAATCCTTGGCCACTGTGATACTGGCAGCTCCGGCAATTGCCACATTGGTCTTCTTACTCAAACCAAACCTGTTTTCAGTTTTTGTCTTAACGGTAACATCACCTACTGTGGTTTCCTTTTCCATAGGACTTTCCCTTACAATGGTAGATACACAATCCTTACCCATCCATCCTTCCTTCACAAGCCTTCCGAAAAGTGTGAACACCTAGCTGTGCCTGGTCGATACCGGCCTCTATTTCACACAGGGCTGCAAACTCATCAGGCCGCTTCATAGTTTTCTTAAGTTGCTCAACCAGCTTGTTTATCTCGCTTGTTTTTGTCAGAATGTCGTTTAGAGCGTTTTCGCTCTCCCTTTCTAACGCCATATCTCTTTCCTAGCTTATTTCGAATAGCCTCAGCCAGCTCATCAGACATACCGAACTCAGTGGTGGCCACTACTCCCTCTATGGACCTAAGCTTAGGCAGCATATAGTGCATTATGTTATCCATAGCTACAGGGTTTCCCCAGCCAGACTCTATCCACACCTCCATAAAACTCCTGTGTTTCTTCCTCTCAACTTTCTTTATAGCAGCAGCAAGGTCTGAGATTGAGAAGCGATTAGGAGTTCCCTTAGGCCTACCCCCACACCTCCTTGGGTCATGGCCCTTCTTGAACTGACCAGGTTGTCCTGACTTCGCCGGCATTACAGCTCCAAACACTAATTTACTGTTTCAACACATTCATTATATCTCAATACACACGCTCTACACAGCAGTAAAGGACCCTTTATAGCCTCTTAATGCCCCTCCCCTACTTAGATATGACTAAAGTATGTCTACAGAGCAGAAAACTTCTCGACTCTCAGCACTTCTCTCAAGTAATAAGAGCCTAAGCCGACTGCATCAGCTTCGTTGTCATCTTTTGGGCTTACCCCCCACTGTCTCTTAATTCTCCTCTGAGTGATCCTTTTGGGTGTGCTGCCCTTCCACTTCCGAACAGTTACTAAAACACATTCTGGCCTCCTTTTATAGAGCCCTGCTGCAGCACGTATAGAAAACACCAGAGCCGTCAGCTTCAGCACCGCACCGGAGTTGGATGCCGCCTGCCCTTTCCACGAACTGAGAAACAGCTGAGGCTGCTCTACAATTACAGTACCTATGTGATAGCTACTAATTAAGTTAAGTACTCGGATGACTACAAAGTCAAGCTTCTGAACCCAGTCTGAAGACCTGTTTTTAACGCTGATAACTGAGCTACATACATAGCCTTCTTCAGTGTCAAAAACACACCATCCTGTTTTCTTAAGACCGGGATCTATTGCAAGTATTCTCATACCCTAAAAACGTCCTTTCATAGCCCTTTATTATATCAAAAAGCGATATTTTTCAATGGCAAAAGTTCGTTTTTGAGCCAGAAACGGCATGTCTTTGACGCCAAGAGAGCCAAAAAGGTGAGTCTTAGTGGCAGATTTTGAGGCTCATTTTGTAATAAAATGTCACGATTGCCGTTTTTTAATTTTTTAATTTTTCTCACGTCATCGAGACATTTTATTACCCGCAAGGCCAATTTCATAATATCCCTGACTACCAAAAGTCATTGTTGTCATTGTTTCATAGCACTATGACTTTTGACTCTAAGTCTATTACTAGTAAAGACTTACGCTTTATTTTATTTTATTTATTTTTTTTATTATAAGTTAGATAGTATATATAAATATAGTGTTCAGCACTCTTCTTAAAACAACGTACGGCGGACGCTAGCCAAAGACTCATTACCCCCCTTGCCGCAGATACCTAACTAACTTACAAATAAAAAAAACAAAACCTGACAAAAAAAAGCCTCTTTGATATAATGTCGAATAGCTTTTTATGACCCTCCTCCGAAAGGGCAAGGGATACATCGAACTTGCCCTTTTTAGGAAAGGTGAGATAAGCAAGCTTTCATCAACCTCCTCGAAGCTGGGGGCTACCGCAAGGCCCCTGGCTTCTATTATTAAGAGAGTAATATATGATTACGGGGCCGAAAAACCAGGGTACGGAAATAGCTGCCTGGGTGGGTGTGGCCAGGTGACTACAGTACGGAGATGGTTTAGAGGCCCCACCATTTTGAAAGATGAAAAATGAAAAAGAATATGTCAATTAAAATATGTCAGAATTGTAATAGTGGGTTTGTTTGTCACATTGGTTTCACACTTACTGAGGTTTTATTAGCTATCGCTATACTCGGACTTGGGATGCTCTTTGTAGCCAGTATGTTTCCTTTAGGCATCTATTTTTCGGCACTTGCTACCGAGCAAACTGTGGCAGCGGTGGTAGCTGATGAGGCTTTTGCAAAGATAAGACTTTATGGTAGCACTGATTCAAATTGGTTATCAGTATTATCATCTAATGCCTGTATTGATTTTAATGAGACTTTGCATATCAATCAAAGTGAGTTTGCATACCCTTCCACTGATTCTAACAAGTTTTACAAACAATATTTCTGGTCAGCTCTTTGCAGGCTTACGGAAGTGCGTGACCCCGTGTTCAATCCCAATCCACCAGTACAGGTAACGGTTTTTATTAACAGAAGAATTGGTAGTGGACTTATACCCGTCTCGGGGCGAGTTGGGGTTAATGGGCGGACTGGTTCCTATACACTACAGGTAGAATCTGATAAGGAGAACAGAATCAATGGTGGTTGTACAATAGTAGAGAACCGGACAGGGCAGATATATCGAGTTCGAGAGCGTTTTGCCGATGCACCTAATATAATTGAGTTGGATATGCCTTGGCAGGGTGGTTTTTCGGTTTGGGTAGTTCCATCACCGGATGGTGGTGGCAGATACCCGTGCGTGGCAATATATCAAAAAGTGATGAAATTTTAGTAAAGGCCCCACCGATTTGAAGTGATAAGGGCTATCAATACGATGCCCTTAAGAAAGGCTGGGCTGCTGGCGGCGTGGCACGAAGCGCTGAAGATAACTTTGTCTTAGGCGAGGAGTGAATCACATGCCACTTTGATAATCCTGTACCAGAGGACAAGGAATATAGATTGAAAGAATATTGATAATTTTGCTGGTAGCGTCCTTAATATTGGCGTATTGGATGACGAGAAATGATTCAAAAAAAGGGAAGATATAATGGCTGTAATAACAGGAATATCATTACAAGAGGCATTAGTTGAAGCTGGTATAATTCCAAGTAATTGCAGAAGGATAGTGATAGATATTCCCTATGACGGTTTAGCGATGGTTTATTACGAATGTCTCGGCAGCGATAAATTGCTTGAGTTTGATTTGCCACGACATTTACAAGATGCCATAAAAATAAATGTATCGGGTAAAAAAGAACCGCCTCCACCATCATCGCCGCCCTCTAATGTATTTATAAGAGAAGGCAGTTCAATAGAGAGACCAGTTGGTGAGCCCAGGATATAGAAAAAGGAGACATAAATTGGCACACGCAGAAAAATGCCCGATAGCAGAAAAACAATGTGAATACTGTGGGGCAAAAAAATCCCCTGATGCCAAGCAAGGCGAATGGCAGTTTGATTGTAATTGTTTTGAAATAGCCCTGAGAGGTCACAGGATGGCCGACGTTAGTAAGGAGTTATCAGAATAATGATAACCGAAGCAAAAAACAAACTATTTACAGGTAAGGGAAAAGACAATGGCAAAAAAAAGCGTAAAAGCAAAAAGCAGCGCCTTACAGGGGCAACCTTACCCAGCAGTCCAGCTTGGCATAATGTTTTTCCTACGGCGACCCTGTCTTTGGGTGTGGGGGCTGGGGCCGCCAGAATTGAAAGGAAAATTATGTTTTCAGTCAGGCAAAAAAGAGAAATAGCAGATAAAGTGCAAACGATTTTACGTGAGACTAATCATCCTGAATTGCCAACAGGGGAAATCGAGTTTAACTTGCGTGTATTAGGCGCAACTCCTATGTCTTGGGCTGACATTAAAAATAATGGGGCCATGCAAAATCCATCTGTGAATCCTTGGAATGAACAGCAAGACCCTGAATCGGATTTGAAAACTTCATAGTAAGCATTCTGGGCGGGGCCTCCCTCCTCAAAAACTACAGACTAACCAGAGGTATTTTGCACTATAGCCCCGCCCGGTTTTGTGAAAAGAAGGTAGAAATGAGCAAAAATAAGATTGAAGATAAATCTAATTCGGTAGCAATCAAATGTCCAAGTTGTGGTTTTATAGATTTTGTTAGGTGCGGCTACTGCGATGAAGGTTTAGACATAAGCAATTTAGTTGTTTTACACTCAGAAGAAAAACCTAAAGATAGTGACGGCGGCGGCGAACGTGTCACGGAAGACTGAACGAAAAGTTTATGATGCTTGCTAAGCCCAATATATTAGTTGAAAAGCGACAGCCCACGGATTGGGCTTAGCCGCCGCCTTGTGAAAGGAGAAAAAAATGTTAAATCTATTTGCCGGAATTTGGTGTGCCGCAATGGCACTTATTTGTTTTATGTTTCTCGTGTTATCTGCTAATGAAGGCTTTCCTTTAATTCTGCCCTTCATAGCTACTTTATTCTGTCTTATATTGTCTCTTCTCTGTTTTTGGTTATATCTAATATGAAAGACCGAACACTAATAGCCGCCGCCAAGGAAAGGTATATACCCAGAACATAGTCCTATATCCTGGGAAACGTGAGAGGGAGAAGATATGAAATCAATAACAGTGATGAAGGCTTTTGGTTGGGTATGTATATTTTTTATATTGGTTATTGTTAATATTTTCCCGTCGCTTTTTGTTGATGGCTGTCACTCATCAAGACCTAGAATAAAACAGAGGGTAAAAAAGCAGGCGGAGCAGGATAGGGAGCGGGTGGAAACACTCGAGTTACTTTATGATACTTATTGGGATGGCCCTACTGGGTGTCGTAAGGCTTACGAAGCGGGATATAAAAGGGGTTATGAGCAGTGTCAAAAGGATGCCAGAGACGTCCTCGACGAATAAGCCGTGAGGAAGAAAAACTTCGGTGGGACCTCTACAGTGGTATGGTAAAGCCTGAAGAGTTTAAGCGTAGGTATGAGCAATTGAAACAAGAAGGTAAAATTACACGAGATGGAAGGAGAATAAAATGAATTATATAGTATTGATAGGGGTGGTCGGTTTAGGTGTTTGGACTGCAGTCTTGGCTATTAAGAAAAAGCCCACCCTCTCACAGAGGTATCAGAAACTGTTTCCAACCTGGCTTGACATAATCATTTTCAGTATAGGCTTGGCTGGTATATGCTTCTGGAAGTATATGATGCCTGAATTGAATACGGCTCTGGCTATCGTGATGGCAGGCTTCTGGGGACACGTCACGTTCCCAAATAAGGAAAGGTTTGTTGAGTGGTGAGGAAGGAAGGCAAAAAGGAGACAGAAAAATGAACCCTGAGATGCTGAATAATATTGTAATTAGGTTAGAAAGTATTTTAGAATGCGATAATTGCCACTTATGCAAAGCTGGTTTAATAGGTTTGGAAGGTACAATAGGGTTTATTAAAGAAGCCCCCAACGCCCAGCAAGAAAAGCAGGCAGAGGGGGGAGAGTTGGTTAAAGAGCTTCATACTTTGAACAGCAACCTAATAGCAATAGGTCGGCCTGATTTAGCAGTTATTCCCAAGCAAGCCGCTGCCCACATCGAGGAATTGGAAAAAGTATGTGGTTTGGCTTATGAGGGCTTATGTACTAACGACTTTGATGCTTGTGATAGAGCAATTAAGGCCATAGATGCGGCAACAGCCAAAACCACCCTCAGCGAAGGAGCTGATAAGAATGGCAAAAAGAGTGAAGAAAAAACGCAGGCGTGAGCGTTGTCCTATCTGCAAACATCGTATAAGAGGTAAGAACCATGAGCAAGGAGCTCATCACCGAAAGGTATTAAGAGAACGCCATGGGACGTAAGAAGAAATACAGCGAAAAGGAGTTCACAAGGGCTTATAGGAAGGCCAAGTCCTTACCAGAGCTGGCTACTACTTTACACATGACCACTGCCGCAGTGCGCTATAATCTGAGCCTCTATGGGTTTGCTCCCTACCTCCTCAAGGATAAGGTAAACCCCTTAAAGATAGCCAAGCGTTACAGGGGCAAAGTAACTACGAAGAACTTGGTTACACGTTTCAAGCTTTCTATTACTACAATACGTTATCATCTGCAAAAACTAGTCCTGTACCCTGATAAATACAGCCTCTCTGAGGACTGGCCTCCCCCTAAGAAAATTTACCACATTAAGATAATCAACGCTTTGATTAAGGACAAACACTTGGTGGACTCCCCCAGAGAGCTGCCTCTCCGCTTGGGGCTTAGTATAAGTCAGGTAGATGACTATTGGTACGGTGTTTTTGGACATAATCTAGAGGAATATCATGAGTGACCCTAACCTAATGAGAGAGCTTGTTTATGAAGTAGATCAATCCTTGTGGTGGGTCTGTTTTTGGCTCTTTGTAATTACTATCTTTTTATGTCGTATTTGGGCATTTTTACTGACCTCTAAGAAGAAGAAAGATGAAAGAAGAAAAGTACCACCTAAAAAACCTTAATACGGGTCTTTACTTTAGAGGCTTCTCCAAAGAGGTCCGTAATAAGCCTATATGGGTCGAGTTTAGCCAAGCTACTGTCTATGAGGAGTTGGAAGCTTTGAGATTGCAGCGGCGCTTAGAGAACCAGTACTCTCCTTGGCAGAAGATCATCATGGAAGAGAGAGTATGAAGAAGTATAATATTATATACGCCGACCCCCCTTGGCCACACAGAAGCGGCTCTAGGCACAAAGTTGTGCCCTATCCTACAATGACCATAAAACAAATTTCAAGACTACCCATAGACACTCTGACTCAAAAGAACGCCGTCCTTCTCTTGTGGACTACAGATAAATACTTGCAAGCAGCCATGCAAGTAATGAGGTGTTGGGGTTTTGAGTACAAAACGGTAGTTTTCGTCTGGGTAAAACAATCTCTTCATGGTTGTTTAAGTCTTATGGTGGGAGGGTGGACAGTAAAATGTGTCGAGCTTTGTCTACTCGCAACGAAAGGCAGACCTCATAAATTATTGCGGTGCAGGAGCGTGCCGCAGTTGCTTACGGCAAAAACGAGAGGTCACTCTACCAAGCCTAAAGAGGCAAGAGAGCGTATAGAGCTTATGTTTCCTAAAGCTAATAAACTAGAGCTCTTCGCTAGAAAGAAGAGCCCTGGCTGGGATGTTTGGGGTAACGAAGTTGAAAGCGATGTGGAGTTTTCATAATGTCTGATGAACATGTAAGTATGATTATCGATAAAGCTGTTCAAAGTCTTCTAGAAGATAAGCTGTCTAGTTTCGTTGACGCCCAGTGTAAGCAAGCGATACTTGCAGACCCAGAAACTCCAGAGGACTTATTTCGTAACGGGTTCCATCGTGGCTACAGTAGAGCTGTTGTAGACGTTCTAGTTGGTCGACTACAAATTAGACTATTGAAAGTGGATTGAGTTTACCTTATAGGGAAAGACAAAACGATGGGTAAAAAAACAACACCTTTTGGGAAACATAAAGGCAAAGCAAGAAAGCCCCTAAAAGAGAGGGAATAATGGCAAAGCAAAAAAGTTGTCAGAGTTGTGCCCATAAATATGTCTGTATGTACTGCAACAGTATGGCTGAATTGCTCCGCATTATCAAAAGTGGCAAAATAACATTTTCAATAACAGACAATAATTTAGAATGGGCAGTTGAACAAACCAAGAAAGCCATTGGAAGTGATTGCAAATATTACTTAGCCCTGAAAGGCAAAGGTGAATAAGATGCTTAATGGTGACGAGGTCGGTTTAGCTAGAGTTATATTTAATGGTTTGAAGACGAAAGCGCGGCTTGCTGAGATTGGACTTGATAATATTTGTAAAATAAAAGATGACATTAAGGGGTTGCAGGAACTTTTTGACCGTCTCCGCCAGCAGCCGGTCTGCAAAACCTGCGGGGGAAGCGGGACAAAAGTTGTGCATAATGAATATGGAGCAGTAATTCACCAAGCATCCGGTCGTTGTCCAGATTGCCCGTTGCCAGAGCCGAGAGAGTTTTCAAAAGTTGAACAAGGCGATTGGATTGAAGGTATAGGGAGTATTTTAACTATCAGGCAAGCAGAGTTTATTAAACAATATGGATATTTATTAGCAGAAAAACAAAAAATCATTGACCGCCAAACAGAAGAAATCAAAGAGCTAAAAGAGCGAGCAAGTTTTGTTTATCAGTTCAATTTACTTGCGGAGAAGATATATAAATGGGCTTGCGAAAAAGGACATTGGGAAGCAGGTAAAGACCGAAACGATGGCGAAATGATAACATTTATGCACAGCGAGTTGTCAGAGGCGTGGGAAGCGTTGAGGGACGGTAACCCATCAGATAAGCACTGTCCTGAGTTCAATGGTGCAGAGATAGAATTTGCAGATTGTATTATAAGAATTATGGATATGGCATACGCTCGAAATTGGAAGGTGGCTAAGGCTATGCTTGCTAAAATGAAGTTTAACAAAAATAGACCGTATAAACATGGCAGGAAGATATAATACCCTAGAAGAAAAACTGGAGCAAAAAAATGACAAAGGCATACGGATATGAGCTTATTTTGGATTTACAGAAATGTGATCCCAAAACATTCAAACGCAGAAGTTTGCGCAAGTACTTCAGAGCTGTTTGTGAAGCAATTGATATGCAGAGATGTAAGCTGGTATTTTGGAACGATAGGTGGACTTGGTTATGGAAGTTAATATTCTTTTGGGATAAAAGCATACAAGCGGCCAATGAACCGCATACTAAGGGTACCTCTGCGGTTCAATTCATAATTACCAGTAATATTACGATACATTGCCTGGGTGATTTACGAAGAGTATTTGTGAACATCTTTAGTTGTAAGCCGTTTGACCCCAATACAGCAACCGAAATAACAAAGGTTTGGTTTGATGCAAAAGGTTGCAAAAGGCGTTTTATGGAGAGGGGAAATGAAAGTGGACGTTGAGATTTTAGAGCAGAAGGGTTACCACTTCCTATGGATTGATGGTGAGCTATGGATGTGGGACATTCCGGAAGAGGCAGGAAAGGCAAAGGTGAATGAGAATGAAGCTTATTATAAAAGATGTTCTTAATGCAGCGTATCAAAATGCGGATGATGATAGAAAAGATTACGATGATGCTCTAAAGCAATTAGAGCAAATGCCGGAAATCGCAATACCATTGACTAAACTCTTATCAACAATATCTTCAAACTACTTGATTAAATTGATAGAGATTATAGATAAGGCAAGAAGAAAAAACAAGCCCTGAAAGGCAAAGGTGAATAAGAATGGCTTATACAAAAAGAATTAAAAAGTTCCGCATAACATTGAATAGACTATTAAAACGATTAGTTGAAAAAGGTTGCGGAGACTGGGTTGGGTGCGAATGTTTATTGTGCCGTATTATGAGGATAGTGCAAACTGAGCAGTTTAGAAATAAACCTATATACAAAAGCTCCTTTCCGTCTCTCAACCAACCTGCATCGGCAAATACAAGAATGATTCATTGGAGAGGTGGGCTGATTGAATTTGCCCAAAATTGTAGAGAAGATATTGCTGCACAACCCTGGTGGGGAATTAAGATACAACACAAATATAATCCTAAACCTTATATTTGGTGGTTGGATTATTGCGGCCCACCCCATTTATATTTAACCAGAAAGGCAGCTTTGAAATACGCTAAACAATTAAGGGAACAATATCATTGTAGGGTTAAAGTTGTAAAAATTGGTGAAATTTAATCACCACTGAAAGGCAAAGGTGAATAAGATGAGTGATGGTTTAAGCGATGCTGCGCGTGGTAAATGCTGGCCAATAAGACCATTACGCCAGAGAAAGGTAAAGGTGAATGATATGAAACCTTGCCCAAATTGTTCAGAGACTAAAATAAATTGCGCCTGTATGCGTAATAAATGTATTAGTTGCGGCAAACCCGTTGGCAACATAACTTTTACTGTATGTGATAAATGTTGGGACACGAAAGGCAAAGAAGATGAACAAAGAAGTGATTGGATTGTCGGAAGAGGCAAATAAAATTGGGTGGGGCAAGTCTCCTTCAAGAGAGAAAGTTATCGCAATGATAGACTTACACTGTAAAGCCCTCGCCCTTATCCGCCAGCAGCCAGAGCCGACAGAGACTAAGGAAAAAGTTCAGACAATTATATGTTCAGATTGCAGGCAGTCAAAGCTGACAGAGTTAGCGAAAAGGGAAAAGCACAAGGCGTATATGAATGGTAGAAGTAAAGGTTTTTGCAATGGCAAACAAAATGCAGATGAACTCCAAGATATCATCGACCGCCAAGCCGCTGAAATGAAAGAGTTGGAAAAGCAATTACAAAGACCTGTTATTTTTCACTACTGTAAAGACGATAAAATTCAAGTGTTCAATGTGCGAAGGAAACATTTCTGAAATAAATGAAACATTCTTGAAAGTTAAAAAGGAAATTCCAAAGGATAGACATTATATTTTTGATATGTATGACAAAACCGACAAAACTCTTTGTATGGAATGTTATACAAAGACGGCTTTAATGGTTCAAAACCTTAGGAAGGAATATAATGACTGAAATCAAAGACCTTCTGGCCGTGCTGGACTTGCCGGAAACTTGGCAACCGGTACTTTGCAGACACAGCAACAGCAATAGAAATTGTAATCGCTGCCCTAAAGCACAGGAATTAGCGAAAGAGAAAGGAGGTGATGCAAATGCCTTCTAACTATGGGCACTATACTTTGTAAGTGGGTGGATTTGGGCGGGCAAGGAAAATATTATCTTTAGTGGACGATTCATTTCTGAAGGCAAAAAGTCGAGAGGGGCCATACTTGGGATACCCCTCAATTATACGGTTTGACTAAAATACCTAAGCAAAATAATGTAACAAGATAGCAAAGATGATAAGGAAATTCTTTATTACGGGTTCAATTCGGGAAGGCAGCAGAAGATGAATAAGCTAATTCCAAGCACAAAGCGTGGTTATGATACGGTGTCGAAAATATTGTCGAAAAAGTTGCGTAAGATTTTATGCAGATTATTCGGCCATAAATGGGTATGTTATCCAGGTCAAAACAGATATGTTTTCTGCAAGCGATGCAAGATATTACCACCGAGCCAGTGGAATGAATTGACGAGAATCAAAGCAGGAAGAAGTGCGTAGTTTTTTGAGTCTGAAGAAGAAAGGAATAAAAGATGGAATTGATAAAACCCCAGATTGAGTGTCTTACAGTAACAGATAACGCGTTGATGCGAATTGAAGAAGCCGGCCGGACGTGTTATAAAAGCGAGGATAAAATAGGAACTACTGCGTGTCCCCCGTGTGAAGGAGGAGGACATGTAAAGAACATAGTCAACGCTTCAGTCCCTTGTTCCAGGTGCCAAGGGAGCGGTCAGGTGCCCTCATCTGAGTTGTTCGTAGAGAAAATACTAGAGAGTGGACATCTCTCTGTAATTGAGCATGCTTACGCTTCCTATCGAATCATTTGTGACCGAGGAGTAACCCACGAAATTGTTCGACACAGGCTTGTAAGCTATAGTCAAGAGTCAACGAGATATTGCAACTATAAGGGAGGAGTAACATTTGTAATTCCCCCCTGGCTACATCTTGAAGAAGGGCACTATGATAAAGCCAGAATGGGACAGTTGCCTTCTGGTCCTGGGTGTCAGGAAGAGAGGTACTGGCTATTCAGACGGTTGGACAATGAGATTGAGTATCAGCAATGGATTAAGTGGGGATGGTCTCCTCAGAAAGCAAGGGGGTGTTTACCCAACTGCTTGAAGACGGAAATTGTAATGACAACCAATCTCCGAGAGTGGGCCCATTTTTTGAAATTAAGAACCACCAATGCTGCTCATCCACAAATGAGAGAAGTGGCCTACAAGATTCTTGCTGATATTAAAAGCCGTGTACCAATAATTTTCGATGACATAAGGTAAGAAGATGCAGAAAGAAGAAAAAGATGCTGAAGAAATTGGGAATTTTGAACTGCGGATGCAGTTAAGACAAATTCCAAAAGCATTATTTGATTATGCGGGAACCGTTAATGCTAAATCATTTGTATATAAGAATAAGACCCATCCCCCTGAAACCTTGCTATGTGCCCTACCGACAATTACGAAAAAAGAAGGTTCGGAATTTCACGATATAACGATACCTCTGACATACAAAAAGCATGGTTGGAACCGCATTCGCTTACTTGAGGGCAAGTGGAAATATGCAAATGTGTATTCTGCAATTAGCTGGACTAAATTACAGGAGAAAGCTCCCAAGGGAGGCTAAAAATGCGAGCACTAATGAATCATCAACGGCAGGCCCTTGACTTCCTTCAGGCTCTTCAAGGCAGAGCTGGACTCTTTATGGCTTGTGGTACAGGTAAAACTTTAGTGGCCATTACCTACGCCAAAAAACATCTACCTGTTTTGGTCATCTGTAGACGAGATGATTTTCTAACTTGGAAGCAGGAATTGACTCTGGAAGGAGTAGACTTAGATAATGTTCACTTCATAGAGTCAGGTAGTCAAATATTACCCGTATATCCTCTCTGGACTATAGTTACCTACGACTTGATGCGTAACAAACGTATAGCCACTTACGTAAGAACGCAACCCTTTGCATGTTTTATAGCGGATGAAAGTCACTTCATAAAGAGGTGGCGAGCGAAACGAACTAAGTCAACCATACGAGTCACAAGGCACATCCCCTACCGAATAGCTATGACAGGAACACCCATAACAAATGACCCAGGGAATGTGTTTACTCAGTGCCTATTGTTGGATGATGGTAGGCTTTTCGGGTCGAACTATTGGCGATTTAGGAGTAAGTATTATGTGCAATCTGGTCCTGGCTGGTATCTGCGGCATGACTCCAAAGAGCGTATTATAGATAAACTCAAGTCCATAGCTTTCTACGTCAAAGAAGATGATGTACTTACCTTGCCTCCTGTTAGACGCTTGGTCAAGGCGGCCCCCATGTCAGGACAGCAGCGTAGGTATTATAAGGGGGTCTTGGAAGACTGGGAAATTCAGCTACCCAGTCGAAGGATTGTAGAACTAAATGAAGTAATAACACAACTCGCAAAACTCAGGCAGATTGCTTCAGGCTTTATCTATGACCAAAATCACCAGGCTATTTGGCTAAAGTCCCCTAAGCTTAGGTTGTTAAGTAGATTGCTCACTGATAAGGATTACCTAGCTGCCAAACCTAAAGTAGTAATATGGAGCTCACACACAGCAGAGATTTACAAAATAAAAGAGCTTGCATGTAACCTAGGACTAGGAGCTGTAACATTTGCTGGCAGCAAACGCAAAGAGAAAGATAGAGCTCGCAAGAGATTTCAGGGGGAGGCCAGTGTCAAGCTTTTTATAGGACAAGTAGACTCCGGAGTGGGTATGAATGAGCTTACAGTTAGTGATACAGCAGTGTATTACTCTAATTCCTTGAAGGTAGTGTCTCGACAGCAGTCCGAAAGGCGTGTCCGTCGAAAGGGGTCAGAAAGACATAAAACTATTACTTATTGGGATCTAGTATCTGAGCGGTCTGTTGACGAGCATATCCTCAAATCTCTCTCTCAACAAATCTCTTTGGCAGATTATATCTTATCAAGAATCCAAGAGGGCCAGCCAATCTCTACTCTCTTTAATAAAAGTCTTTAAGATGAGTAAACTGTCTTTATAATAGTTAATCTAATGACTACTTTTTAGAAAGGAGTAAGGTAAAATGAAGGACTTAATTATTAAAAACCCTTTTGAGGCACCCCCTCTAGTTCCAAAGCGTATAGCTTGGTCTTACTCACGATTGAAGCTCTTTGACAAGTGCAAGCGTAGATTCTACTGGAAAACTTTTATGAGACTGTCTCCAAAACGGGAAGCGGCTCCCTTGGTCATTAGTAATGTTGTTCATGAGGGGCTGAACGGGTGGTACCGAGCAAAGCGAAGCAGTATGAAGAAAATCGCTAATCGTGTTGTCAGTGAAGCCAAGGTGCGTATTGAGGGAGTGGCTCAATTCTATGACCAAGATGAGTACGATGAGCTACAGGTTCTTTTGAGTACCGTAGTAGGTATGTTGGTTGCCTACGCTCATATACATGAGGAAGATAGGACAAAGTGGGCTTTTACCAAAGATGATATTGAAGTCTGGTTCCAAGTACGTTTTCCTACCTTTGACTTTAAGGGTAGAATAGACCTAATGCCCACACAAAAAGATAAACAGCTGCTTGTTGACCACAAAGCGCTTGCTCGTATCGCGGGGTCTTACCTAGATAAACTCCCTCTTGACAGCCAGTTGAAAGGTAATACTCTTGGAGCCACTAAGGGTCTTCAACGATGTCCAAAAAAAGTAGTTTATGATATTATTCGTAAGTGCAAGTTACGAAGGAAGTCCCAAGAGTCTACAGAAGAGTTCTGTGAGCGTATAAAAGAGGATTACCTCGACCGAGTCGAGTTTTATTTTCATCGGGAGACTCTGCGCTACTCCAAGGGAGATATAGAGGCCTTTGAATATGATTTGCATAACAAACACAATCAGTATGTTAGATTAGTCGAGGCCGCCCAGGACCCTTTAGACCCCAGAGACTGGCCTCTTTCAGACCACATGTGTGATGAATTTTTCAGGACTTGCCCTTTTCAACCCCTCTGTATACAAGGTCTTGACCGGGGAACGGGTAAACTGTACACTCAATATAATAAATAGAAAGGAAATAGAAAATGTCTGATGAAAGCGAAAGAAATGCTATATGTCTGCACTGCGGCAAGATTTTGACTAAGTCAGGAATTAAGTTTCATCTTAGAGAAGGCAAGGGTGGTATCTGTCCAAAGGAGGGCAGTGTACCTAGCCCTAAGTATGGCAAAGACTGGGCCCGGTTAGATGATAAGAGACTTCAGTCGAAGATCCTATCCCTAACTAGAGATATAAAAACGGTCACTAGAGCACCACTCGTCTACAGGGACGGAGCGACTGTGATAATGTGGCTCAAGGAAAATAGAAAGAGAGTAATCACTGAGAGACTTTCTCAGGAGACCATAACTGAAGAACTAGAGAAAGTCATAGGCAAAAAGTTGAGTGCTGTCTGTCTAAAAAACCTGCTTGACATAGCTAAAATAGAGTTAAAAAAACCCAGCGCTAAGGAAGTTTCAATACAACTTATCTGCAAGTCTTTAGTTGTACTTGCCAAGGCAGTTATCAACTTGTATGCAATAAGTCCCCTAGAGACCCCCAAGGAATTAAGAAGAACGCTTAGAGATTTGGTATAGGAATAGCCATGAAAAAGAAAGTGCAAAGGAAAGTCGGGATTATACTACCTACTGAAAAAACGATAGCGGCCAGGAGTATTTATGACTTCATTCTAATGGTATATGGTCCTCCAGGTATAGGGAAGACAAGGTTCATAGATGATTTAGCAGACCGTGTTCTTTTCATCTCTACAGACAGAGGCACTAGATATTTTCCTGCTCTTAGGTTAGCAGTAAACAACTTCTTAGAACTTGATAAGGTGCTTAAAGCTCTGGAGTCTCAAGGGGCCTCAAACAAATATGACATAATTTGTGTTGACCACATTGACGATGTTTGTGCCATGATAGAGGACCACTGCTGTGAAGAGCTGGGCATCGACTCCCTGGGTGATGTAGGTTATGCAAAAGGCTGGAGACTTTATAAGAAAGGTATCTGGTCCATTTTACAGCGACTGCTAAGTCTTAACACAGGCTTAGCACTTATATCCCATGAAACTATTAAGACTTTGCGCACTGTGGTGGAGAAGGAACGACTAATGCCCGACCTAGGTAAGTCTGCCTGGAAAAAGATAATTCCCAAATGTGATCTTGTAGGGTATTGTGGCTTCAGACTCATTAGGAGGGGGGACAAGCGTAGGCAGATAAGAACTATAAGGACTTCCCCTTTGGAGTCTATTTATGCGAAGGATAGAACTATTCGTACCAAGCCTGAAGAGGGTTGGGAACTTTTGAACGGTAAGTTGTTTGCAGAAACATTTGAAAAACAGAAAGGAGTTAGTGACCATGTCAAAAAAGTCAAAAAAGTCAAAAAAGTCAAGAAGAAAAAAGTCCGAAGAAGAAGCCCCTGAGGGAGGCTTTACCGAAAAGTCGATTGACGAACAGTTGGATGAGGTTTTTGATGATACCTGGGATGACATAGAGCCTCGTAGCTTTGAGGAACTGCCCGACGGTACTTATCAGACTAGGGTGCTGGCAGCTGTAATCAACAATGCTCAGTCTAGTGGTCGTCTACAGTGCAGCTGGGAACTCATAGTCGTTGAGGGGGATCATAAAGGTAGACACATCTTTATACATCAGGGTATGGACACTGAGGATGGGATTGCTTACTTCAAAGGCTCCTTGGGCCGTTTGGGTTATGATGAGCCCAAATCCAAGAAAGAGCTTGTATCCACCCTGCGGGAAATAGTGGGGGGACCTACTTATTGTGTAGTAAGATTGTCTACCCGCAAGAGAAAAATTCAGGGAGAGCTCCAGGAAGTTCAGAACAAAAGGTTTGTTAAGGCTCTGGACTCTGATGAGGTTGACGACGACTTTGAGGATGAAGAGCTTACCCCAACCATGGGAGCGGTACCAGCTGATTTAGACTCTGAACCAGAACCAGGCAAACCGGAAGAGGAGGAGTGGAGTAAAGGGGACCAGGTTAAAGTAAAGATTGAGGGAGAACACTATGAAGGAGCCATCAGTAAACTGAAAGAAGAAACAGCCCTTGTCAAGTTCGATGATGGAGACCTGTTGGAAATCCCCTTTGAAGACCTGGAAGAGGTTAAAGGAGAGAAGGAAACCCCTGCCGCTGCTGAACTCCCTCCCTGTGAGTTGTCTATTAAGAAGTTGACCCCCTCTGACAGAAGGGCTGCCTTGAAACTCGCAAAAGAGCACGATTTCAAGGTTGATGACTTTGACATCAAGGCCGACCTTCTCTGTGAAATTGGAGACTACTGTGGACTAACTGGCAAATTCAAGAACCCTGTTGCTCTGATTAAGGCTATTAAAGTAGCAGCAAACGCTTAAGATGACAAACAGAAATGACTGCTTCTTTGATTCGTTACATTAGGAAGAATGTTGACCCTGAAGAGTACTATAAGTCCATTTTCCCTGGTATATCATGGACTACGGATAGTGATGAAACTAAAGTCTTGTCTCCTTTTACTGATGAAAAAGTTCCTAGTCTGTCTATCAACAGGAATACGGGAGCCTGGTACTCTTTTTGTGCCTCAGACAGAACCGGAGGTAATTCCATTGTTTCCTTCCATGCAGCTTATTACGAAACTAACAATATGGAAGCAGCACAGGATATCTTTGCCAAGTTTATACATCCCATTGTTCCCACTAGAAGAATTAGGCGCTGGATGAGGAAACTATATAAAACTCCTACAGCTCTAGGTTATTTACAAAAGAGGCTACTGTCAAAGGAGATAGTTCGACAATATGAACTTGGGTGGAACGGCAACAGAATTACTATCCCCATCTACAACGAGTTTGGATTATGTACAAATGTTAAACTGTGTAATCCTAATCCCAAGGGAAATATGCCTAAGATGACCAACTATACTGACAAGCAGGAAGAGCGCAGCTATGGCAGTCCCACCATGCTATTTCCAATGTCCGTCCCTATGGACGAAGATATACACTCTCTCTTTATCACTGAGGGGGAGTGGGACACCTTAGCTCTACTTTCCATAGGTATACCCGCTGTTACTTCTACCACAGGAGCAGAAACTTGGCCTTCTCGTTACAACTACCTTTTCAAAAGTAAAGAGGTAACTATAGCTTATGACAATGATGAGGCTGGGAAGATAGGCGCTCGGAAGGTTATTAAACGGTTGCTAGATATTGTAAAGACTCTCCATAGAGTTGAGGTTCCTAAGAAGTACGGTAAGGATGTCACTGACTATATGCAGAAGAACAATCGAATGAGGAGGAAACAGAGTTGGGAAACCTTAGTAAAGGAAGCCAAAACGTTAGTGGACAATCCTTTAGAGACAATTTCATCGGAAGAGGCTATACAAGTGTCTCTAGACCAAGCAAGCCAAGCCAAGTGGTATCAGCAAAGAATCCAAGTGGAGGCTCTCATTACTGGCAAAGACTATTCCCCCTACTTACTACCTCGTAAGTTCCGCACAATCTGTGAGGGAGATTGTGAGAAGTGTCCTATTGCCAAAGAAGAACTAGGCTTCAAAGATTATACAATTGATCTGACTAAATATGATGTACTAACTATGGTAGGAGTACCCAAAAGTAGTATACGCAGAAAACTATTAGGCATAGCAAGAGTACCCTCTCCTAAGACATGTAGAGCCAAAGTTGAAATTCTTGAGACATTCAACGTAGAGAGATTACTACTGATACCTACTCTCGACTCCAAATCTAAGGAATATGTAGTAAGACCTGCCTACTTTATGGGACATGGACTAAGACCTAATAGAGGATACCGTTTCAAAGGCACCCTTGTTCCTGATCCCAAAGACCAGCACACGATTTATTTATTCGACTCAGCAAGCCCTGTACAAGATGAAATTGAAACTTTTGAGTTACCCAAAGACACTGCCAAGAAGCTGCTACGTTTTAGACCCAAACATTACAAATACCTAGCTCACTTGGGTTCTATAGGAGAGTGGCAGTCTCGAAATATAACTAAAATTCTAGAGAGGCCCGATTTACATATAGCAGTAGACCTTGCTTTCCATTCCGTACAAGCATTTTGGTTTAACAAAGAGTATGTCTCACGAGGTATGTTAGACATTCTAATTTTAGGGGATACTCGTTGTGGCAAGGGCTATGTTACAGAAGGCCTTAGCAAATACTACGGACTCGGAGAGATTGCCTCAGGAGATAATTGTTCCTTTGCAGGACTGGTAGGAGGGTTACAGCAGATAGGCAACAACTGGAGAATAACCTGGGGACTAATTCCTCTGAACAATAGAAGACTAGTTATCATCGATGAAACTTCTAGTCTGGAGCCAAAGGACATAGCTCGGATGAGTAGGATTCGTTCTGAAGGTATAGCCGAAATTACTAAAATCATACGAGAAGTTACTGTGGCAAACACACGTCTAATCTGGTTGGCCAACCCTC